CGCAAAAATCATTGCAGTGAATCAGGAAGCTTTTGATGTTTTCATGGTTCTTTGCAGTGGGAAGTTTGCAGGTCAGTTGATTATTCCTTCTGGGGTTGAAATATCGGCCCCGGCGCTGGCAAAGTGCAACGATGTGGTTGTCTGCGAAGGAGCGAGTTTCACGGTCCCGGCGCTGGCAGAGTGCAACGATGTGGTTGTCCGCAAAGGAGCGAGTTTCACGGTCCCGGTGCTAGCAAAGTGCAACGATGTGGTTGTCTACGAAGGAGCGAGTTTCACGGCCCCGGTGCTAGCAAAGTGCAACGATGTGGTTGTCCGCGAAGGAGCGAGTTTCACGGTCCCGGCGCTGGCAGAGTGCGACAATGTGATTGTCCGCGAAGGAGCGAGTTTCACGGTCCCGGCGCTGGCAAAGTGCAACAATGTGATTGTCCGCGAAGGAGCGAGTTTCACGGTCCCGGCGCTGGCAGAGTGCAACAATGTGTATGTCTACGAAGGAGCGAGTTTCACGGTCCCGGCGCTGGCAGAGTGCAACGATGTGGTTGTCCGCAAAGGAGCGAGTTTCACGGCACCTCAACTAAAAAGGAAATGATTGATAAATAGCATGAAGCCAAATCATCTTATAGCATGGCAAATGACAATGAATCTCACCGCTAAATCAGCGGCAGAGCTTCTAGGAGTCAGCCGCATGAGTTATTCAAGCTGGATTAATGGCAGGCATCCTATCCCGAAATCCGTTGATTATGCGTGCACTGCTATTTTCTTCGGAATGGTTCCTTATTCAGAAAGGTAAAAACATGATGATATTTAAATTTCCGCTTCAGCCAAATTCAGAAGGTGGCTGGACGATCAGCACGGCTTATTTGAAAGAAATAGCTTCTCATATTGCCGAAAATTCCGTGTCTTGGGAGGACATAGAAACTGTCCTATTAGCACTTGTGCAAATGCACGACCCTGCGCATGACAGCGATTGCTCCATGCATAATTCGCCTGCTTATCCGAATGGTTTGTGCGATTGCTCTAGAATGCATATTGGCGCATTTGAGAATGAAATGCTTAACGCTCAAGCTAAATTGAGGAAAAACGATGAGTAAGCAATGTCCATCATGTGGTGGCGACTGTGGAGGCACAAAACAGACAGGGTGCAAATACAAAGGCAGATTGACCGATAGTGAATTGATCCAAGAAGCTAAGTTGTACGCGCAATATTCTTCTATCGAAGATTCACAGAAACTTGTCCCGGACATGGACATAGAGGCGGAAATAAAAGTCATGAATACCGAATACGACAAATGGGCGACAGAAAATACGCCTGTTCGTGAAAGCATGGCGTGGCATGACGGCTTCTGCGCTGCATTGAAACTCTTGAAGAGGGAATCATGACTCAGCTAAAACAAGTATCTGAAAAAGAATACGTTGATTTTGTGCAGACACTCAATCTTCAATATTTCGGTGAAGATGTTTCTCCAGATAATTACTGTACAACGTATTGGGTGAAAGGAAGCGGAAGACCATGGCATGAATCTATCGTAGCGCGCAGTTTACCTGATATTACGACAAGCAATCACCGCCAGAAAGTTTTCTACATTCATGAGGTGCCATGATGTTTAAAATAGACAGAAATATCCCCCCTCCACATAAAAAATCCAAATATCCATTTGGAGATATGAATGTTGGAGATTCAATCCTTATCCCATACAGTAAATATGCTACTGCAAGTGTCTCTGCGAGAAATTTCGGCAAGAAAAATGGTATGAGATTTACTACCAGGAAAAGCGAAGGTGAAGCTAGAATATGGAGAATCGCATGAGCGGCCCGATTGATTCTCCCACTATCATAAAACGTGCTGGACTAGTTGAAGAACAATTGAAATATCGAGACTTGACGGTCAAGGACATCAAAAGAGTATTCTATGTCAAAAACGAATCGGCATATCAATCAGTCGTTAGGTACTTGGTCGATAACGACCTCATGCACTGCATAGGAACTGTTCCAGGAAGCAAATCACGAGAAAAGATATACCGGCGCGGCCCTGGTGTTGAAGAATGCGTAGAGCGTCATTTAAAGTCTCCATTCAACGCGAAAAACTGCAAGAAGCAGGAATGGTGGACTCAGTTGGAATTGTGTAAAATGCTTGGTAACAATTCTAAGACTGATGTTTCGTATTGCGAAAGTATTGCGTAAGTCTAACTAGCGATAACATGTGGCTTTCACTAGTCAGCATGGGTATTTTTTTAAAAACCGCGCCAGACGGATTCTGGAAATCTTAAAAGGAAATAAAATGTCTGACGAATCTATTGAAAAAGAAATAATCTATAAAGGATTGACAGCGCCGAGAGTTACGCCAAGCAAAATAGAGGCAATTATAGACGGAGAATATTACTTTACTGCATCTTCTGCAATGGAAAATAATCCAAGTATCCCAGGATTTCATAAAGAATTAGATTTATTAACTTTTTGCGTTCTTGTATTGGAAAATGGTTTTACAGTTACTGGCGAAAGTGCATGCGCGAGTGCAGAAAATTTCGATTCAGAATTGGGAAGAAAAATTGCTCGTGAAAATGCAATACAGAAAATTTGGCCGCTTGAGGGTTATCTTTTGAAATCAAAACTTGCAGATAAAAAATATCCTGTTCAACCTCCACAAGACAATGCGCATGTAGGGGATGGATGCGAGAAATTCATAGAATGATTTAGTGAAATTCTAAAGTGAAATATTGCATTCTTTAGAATTTCATTAAATACATATTTCAGGAGACAATATGTCAATGCTTATCCAGCAGTTAGAACAGCAGCTAGCACAGTTAAAAGCTACCGCAGCAGCCGCGCAGGCGATACCTACAGCCTTAGCACGCCCTGATATTCAGGCTATGATTGCTGCTGAAGTGTCTAAAACGTCAGTGCCGTCTGCGCAGCCGTCAGCGGTGCCTAACGAAACAGCGGTCATGATGGCATTGCTAGGATCGGCATTCACCGAGGATCAGCAGATGTGGATATCGGCTAATGTGAAATCTCTACCTGCCTTTATCGTGTCTGATGCTGGCAAGGCTTCGCTAAATAAACTGTTGTATGAGTTTCAAAGCTTTATGACGCCGAAATAGGGTCATCCGTGGTTGGCAACTTTTCTGATTAATGTGCCATTTATTTCGTCGTAGTGGAATAATTCTTGAAGTTTTGCCCGAGTAAGCATTCGATTCTCCAGTTAAGAGAGTTAAAGAATCGCGCCAGACGGTAACTAACCGTTTTTCGAATGCCTTCTAGGCGCGATTTGAAATGCTATTTTATACCATCAACGAACGCTTGTGTTAGATGATACTGGATTGCCAGAAGCAGTCATAGTTCCCAAATTTACAATGCCGTTATGGATTATCTGGTTCTGATTAATCAGAGCCTGCAACCCTGATGCAATCGTATTCAGAACTTGAAATTGCTGTTGCTGCTGAGCTTGGGCTTGGTTCTGATTGACATTTTGCGTGATCGTCAATTCAGTCTCCCTGCTATGCCGCTGGCTATTACGATCACCCTTCAGTTCGATAATCTCATTCTGAGCAGTTGCCAGCATACGATTCAACGCAGCATCATTGTTAGCGATAATCAAAGCACGTGTCTTATCGCCATCAACTTGGATAGCTTGGGAAACTGCGTACTGCGCGCCGGCGATTTGCAAAGCCGTATCTTTGAACGCCAAGGCCGAAGCTGTTCCTGTACGCTCAACAGCCGTTGCCACAGCCGCCGTATTCAATGCAACCTGAGTTGCCAAGTCGCCGCCCACCTTCTGGACTTGAACGCCCAAAGCCGCCGCATTCAACGCCGCCTGAGTATTTGCTTCGCCTTGGCCCTTGGCGATTTCAACACCTAGCGCTGCATTGCCTACGCCAACAGCTAGTTGCGTAGCTCCTGCGGTACGTTCTACTGCGGCCTGAATCTCGCGCTGGCTCTCTGCATCGAAACGAGCCGTTACCAAGCGCTCTAAGCTAGCTACGCGCTCATTACTGTTCATGTTGACGCCATCTGCTGTCCCGCGATTGCCAAAAAGACCGTTACCGCCTAATAGTGCGCCTCCAAGCACGCCACCAAGTAGGCCAGCGCCTAGGCCGCCTCCGATTGCTGCGCCAGTCCCAGCGCCAGGTGTAAAAATATTGTGTACAGGTGTTCCGTCCATGATTTTCTCCAGTGAATTCGAATTGCCAGAATGGCGGTTAATCATGGATCAGTAGGCGTATTGCGTAAGTTGCTGTTTTGTATTGCTATTTTCGTTGCATATTCGTTAAAATACGTCAACTTATCATGGGGCGGCATATGCAAGAGCAAAAAAAAGACGGTCGCCCGTTAATTCACCCAGAACAGGAAGTCGCCCTAGCAAATTACACGGCTAGGATAACTTTCCGGCAGGCGCGTATCGCGAGAAAGATAGGTAACGGAAACTTGAGCGAGGGATTGAGAAAATGCATAGAGAAGGCGGCGATAGACTTGCAGTTCATGCAGGCATTGCCAGTCCAAAAAAAGAAATGATCCGGGCGTATTTTTACGCTCGCGGTTTTCTACGCTCGGTGATTCTTGATACTAATGATTTTGGATGGGCTAAATTAGATTTAGCTGACTGGCTTTCTGAGCATAGAATGTCGCCAACTTCTGCTGTCATGTTTGAAATATTTGTTAAATAACAAAACTAAAATAGTTTGCAATTGCTCCTGAGAATTCCTATACTACATAGGTAATTCTAGGAGTGATTATGATTACGTATATTTTGTTATTGCTGATGTCGGCGGACCCTAATCCGACATTCATGATGATGGCTGAATTTCCTACGAAAAAAGCCTGTACAGATTTTGTGGAAAGCAACAATTTCACGCCTCCGCAAAAGGCCCGTCTAGTTTGTCAGGGATTCGTTCTTGAAGATGCGCCAGCCGCCCCCCCCAAATAAGCCAGCCTCAGAAAAGAAAAAGTGTCTAGATTTCAACGGCATGGATTGCAAGCGCTCTCGTGATATGGAAGTCGGCATATGAATACGGAAATTAGTTTAGGCGACGTATTGGCGTTCGCCTACCTGATCGGAGTTTTGATCGGAATGGTGATTGGTTTCAAGATGGGTAGAGCGTTAAAGCAGTGATTTAAGAAATATTTGCGAAAACAAACAAATACTCCTTGAAATTATTGCTCTAGTAAATTAATATTGTCTTGTCTGAGCAATCAGATTCGCTAACGGATGGTGCCGAGCGATGCAAATACAGATGGAATGTGCCTCAAAGTTTTTTGGAGGGTAGTGTAGAACGTTCCCGGGACCATCTGCCCATGCAAGGAATGTTCTGCGCCACCAAGCGCCTACCCTCCAAAGGTCTTTGAGGTTTTTTTACGCCTAAATATTTTGAATTAACTGTGCCATGACCAAATCAGCATGGCTTAAATGGGAACGATAGGAATCTCGGCATGCAGTAAGTGAATACTGAGTATAGAGGGCACAACCGCCGAACGGCAGTATTCGAGAGTCAAGAATGACCAGTAGGACAAGCGTGGGGTGTAGTGGTTAGAGCGTGCTGGTGGGCCGTGAGGCTTATAGTCTGACCAAATGACGGGCAATTAGCGTAGTTACTTGGATTGAAAAATATTCAATTTAATTGTCCGGCAGCCAACCGAGGATAACTCTAAGAGTTTGACTGGGGGTGCTGTTGACTTTGGGATTCAATCCAAGAGAAAAAATAGATTCTAATTAGTACCTAATAGGGGTCTGTTTATAGAAAAGCAATATTGGTAATTGAGAAATATTACCTGACAAGGAATAAATAAAATGCAAGAAAGCTTAGTAGCTGGTTTGGAAAGTGAAAAATCTTCTTCCAATATTGTGAATGAATTGGTTCTTCGTAATTATCAAGAAGATGCCATCATACTAATCAAGAATTCCTTGGCTAATGGGAATAAAAGAATTGTCCTTCAAGCCGCTACCGGGTCAGGTAAGAGCGCGATTTGCGAAACAATGATCGTGGGTGCCTTGAAAAAAGGAAAGCGAGTCATGTTCCTGGTGAATCGCGTTCAACTAGCCGACCAAATGTCGACCCATTTGAGCCGCGCAAAGATTGAGCATGGGATTCTACAAGGGGCAAATACTCGTGGCACTTATCACGATTGTGTGATTGCCTCAATAGATACTATTCATAAGCGGGGATATCCTGAATGCGATCTTATTCTTTGCGATGAAGTGCACGGGGCCGCTGGGTCAGAAAAATATCACAAACTCATAGAGCATTACAAAGGAATTCCTATCATTGGAGTGACTGCCACATGCATGGCAAAGGGACTTGGTAAGCAATATAAATTCGGTAAGTTATTTGAAGATATTGTTTGCCCAATTTCTATCCAAGAATTGATAGATCAAGGTTATCTGGTTGATGTTGATATTTACGCTCCGAGCGAGCCAGATTTAAAAAATGTAAAAATAGTAGCCGGTGACTATCACGAAAAGCAGCTTGCAGAGGCGGTCGATAAACCGACACTGATTGGGGATATAGTCGATAACTGGATGCAAAATGCAAAAGGAAAGCAAACGATAGTCTTTGCCGTAGATATCGCACACAGTAAGCACATCGTAGAGCGTTTTAATGCCGCTGGAATCAACGCGGAGCATATTGACTACATGATGACCTATGATGAGAAGAAAGAGATTGTAGGCAGGTTTAAAGCTTCGGAATTTACAATTTTATCGAATTGTGCATTGCTCTCTGAGGGATTCGATGCGCCAGCTACTGAAGTCATGATTTTGGCGCGTCCGACAAAAAGTAAGATCAGATATTTGCAGATGGTAGGGCGTGTCCTGCGCCCGTTTGCTGGAAAGGATAAAGCGGTATTATTCGACCATTCCGGATCAACTGCTCAGCTAGGATTCCCGACCGATGATTTTCCGATTGTTCTTGATGATGGGAAACCTAAAAAATCATCCGGATCGGATAAGAAAAAAGAGGAAAAGTTACCGGTTAAATGTACTAGTTGCAAATATCTCCGTAAGAACGGAGGTAAATGTCCGATATGTGGATTTGTGCCGCAAAAGAAAAATTCTGTCGTGACTGCGATAGGTAGTTTGACGAAAAAGGAAAAAACAAAAAAATCAATATACGAATCTATGAACAAGCAGCAGGTTTTTTCTGAACTACGATATATTGCTAATGAAAAAGGTTATTCTGATGGATGGGTAGCAAATCAATATAGAAGTTTTTTTTCTGTCTGGCCGCGTGGTCTTGAAAATACGATGTCGGAGCCTGGAATTCTCGTGCATAACAAAGTGAAATCTAATTTCATCAGATTCGCGAAGGGCAGAAAAAATGGCTGATAAAAATTATCCTACTATCGAAGCGGCTCTTGGGAAATGGCATGATATTTTAATTACCCTTGGCGTAGATCAGAAGTTTTTAACGGGACGACATACGTCATGTCCTCTATGTGGTGGGATAGATCGGTTTAGGTTCGATAATAAAGATGGAAGTGGTTCATTTTATTGCTCTCAGTGCGGGCCTGGTTTTGGAATGCAATTTTTGATGCGCCTTTATGGGTGGAGATTTTCAAATGCCGCTAAGGAAGTTGATAAGATCGTCGGTAGAATGAAAATAGGTTCTTTCGCCTCACAAAAAACAGAGCAAGAAAAAATTGCGGCAATAAAAAAAGTTTTGAAAGAATGTCGAAGAGTAGTGCATGGTGATCCTGTATGGACATACCTTAATCGAAGAACTGGAATACAGGAAATACCTTCAGACATCAGATATCATCCTCGTTTATATCATTCTGAAGGTGAGCGTCACCCCGCAATGGTTTCAATATTGCGCGATCAATACGGAAGAGGAAGCACTTTACATCGAACATACTTGACTTTTTCTGGAGAGAAGGCGAATGTTCAGATAGTGAAAAAATTTATGGCTGGACTCTGTTTAAATGGTTCGGCAGTTAGACTATCTCTCGTTTCTGATGAAATTGGGATAGCGGAAGGAATTGAAACCAGTATTGCAGCTTCATTGCAATTTAATATTCCGGTTTGGGCTGCAACAAATTCTGTTTTATTGGAGCGATGGGAAGTTCCAGAAGGCGTAAAAAGAATAGTCATATTTGGAGATAATGACAGAAATTTTACAGGCCAGTCTGCGTCATATAATCTAGCTAGAAGATTGACGTTAAAAGGATACGATGTCGAAGTAAAAGTTTATCCGGAAATGGACAAGGATTTTGCCGATGCATGTTTCGAGAGAGTTTCTTAGAGAGTTCGCCTATTTGGCTAACTTATACAAATGGACGCCATCCGACATTGAAGAAATAAAACAGGCTACTAGAATTAGCCACGATTTAAAAAAATATTGGGAAATTTTAGCTAAGGCGCATCATGCGGGGTATGAGCAAACCGAGAACAACTGTCATATTCGCTTATACGATTGGTGCATAGAGAATGGCAGAATGGACTTATGGAATGGGATAGAAAAATGAAAATTGGAGATTTGAAGCGGCATTATTTGGCACTCATTGCTGACGGTAAAAATAGTGGCTCGCTAAAACTAATGGAATCTGATGAGGGATTTCTTGTGATCTTTAAAGATGTCCAAGCATTAGACGCTGCCAACAAGAAGCGAGAATCAGAATTGGAAGCAATAAACGCTCGATTATTAGAATCATTGTATCTGGCGTTGCCTTTCGTAGAAGATCATTTGGGAAGCGAATTGTATAAAGTAGGCATACCTAAAAATGCGTGTGAAAAAATACGCAATGCTATTGCTGCCGCAGAGAATAAGGAGAAAATGAAATGCTGATTATGAATGAGGAACAAATGTCTGAGGTACATGACTATATCAAAGATAATTTGCGTATTAATGTGAAGACAACAAGAAAATATACCGGTGGCGACCCTCTTTATGCGGATGTCCACACTCTTCAACTTGTTTTGTGCGATGAAATTATCAGTGAGGATTCGATATCATGACCAAACTAACCGAATACCAGCAAACGAAGTTTGATGAAGCGATGTTGCTTCTTCGCCTGCTCACAGATGCCGTTTCAGAGGGATGGGGAGAGCAAGAAGAAATGGATTGTAAGGAATTTCTCACGCAACTATGTGCGCAGATTGGGAAACAGAATCGAACCTTTGTAAAACTTTCCGCCAAAGAACTTGCCGATCCTGAATACATTCAGTCCTACATAGACGAAATGTGGGAAGACATACAGATGTTCTATGCCGAGCGCGACCAACTGAAGGAAGAGAACGAGAGGCTGAAGCAGTGCACATGCCCGAAGAAAGAAATTCTCGCCAATGCGATTGTCCGCGCCTACAAAGAATTTTCGGAGGAATAAGATATGGATGAATATAAACAATTATCTTGCCCGTTCTACGGCAGTGAAAATATCAGCTCAGGTGAAATACTATTTACAGATATTGCAGGCGAATCAGTAACGCAGTCCATGTGTGAAGATTTCGGCGCTCTCGGACCAGGCGCTTGTCTTGCTACTGATGAGGTTGATTATGGCGACGTGAAGGCGATAGCGGCATGGAATCGGCGCGCCCCATCCATTCCACAACCTCAATCACTGCTGAGTGATGAGGAAATAAAAGACGTTATGTGCAAAACTACATTGCGCGGCTTTGTATCTTCTTTTGATATGGTTACAATCGCTCGCGCTATCGAATCCAAAGTCCGCCAGCAAGACGAAGAGGTGCGTAGGGATGCAGAAAGGCTTATGTTTTCTTTTGAAGCCGACGGATTTGGTTGCATAGAAAAAGATAAATATGATTTTGCTATTGAAGTTGCTGCTGAAAACATGCGTGAAGTGCCAACTAAAGAAGACGAATTAAACGGCGTTCGCAGATTGATTGATGCTGCGATCGCAAAAATAAAAGGAGAATAGAAAATGAAATTTCAGAAACCACTACCAATCGAAGCAACTGAAACGCCAATCGAAAAACCGCGCAAGGAATACAAACTACCGCAGGCCATGCTAGATCAACTCAAGCGCTGCGAGGAACTGTATCCTGAGCATACGCATATCAGGACAGTAGGGGAGAATAATAATGGATAGTTCTGACAGTTACATGTCTTACTCACAAATGGAAGCATTAGCTTTTCAACAGAAACAGAGAGAATACACACAAGAAAATACCGCAAACGTTGGTTTGCAAGACAAATTTTCTACATTAATTAATAAACAATCACCATTAAAGGTAGTGCCGCACAGATGGGCCAAGGAAATGCATGCATTCGCAGATGGGCATGAAATTGAGCAAAAATATGTAGCACAATTAGCAGAATCTATTTGGACTCCATCTCCTTCTCCAAATTTCTGTAACTCTAGTTTTCATTTCCGCATAAAACCTGAGCCTGTTTATCCAGTTTCAAGAATGACTGTTGGTGAAATGTGTGAAGCTGCTGGGATTATGTTCAGTAGCTTCCACCCTGGACTTGCCGTCTTGTGTCAAACAGCCATCCGTCGTGCCATTGAAGACGGAGATGTAAAACTACCATGAGTAAAGTAGAAACAGCAATTTCCAATCTTGCCGATGGATTTTGTAAGATAGGCCAAGGCAAAGAGCAGCGCGATCTATACGTTAAGGCACTTGAAAGCCTAATAAGGATGGCGATATCTGAGCATGATCTTGCGTGTGACTTAGACTATGCTAGGTGCATGGGAATAGTAAAAGGAAATGGTGAGGAGTCTTGAAGCCACGAGTAAAAATATTCAGACCGACTGGCATCATCATCCTTTGGCGTTGCGAATGCGAAAATACTTATGGCATTGGAATTTCAGTAATGGGAGCATATCGGACATGGAAAATAAAGCGAAAATTAATCTCAAATACGAATGTTTGAACTTGCCAAAGACGCCGGAAAGGGTGAAAATACTTTCTGAAACGCAGCAAAAGTACCAAAGACAGAAACGCACAATTGATTCGATGTCTCAGGTTAAACTAGGATGGGGATCGAATAAAAAAGGATTGGCCTGAGGCTGGCACTTAATGCGAAGTTAGGCGCATGGAAGATGGCAATCTTCCCTTTGATAAAGGATGGTACTGCATTCTTACCTAATATCAGTAGACGCAGGCAAGACCTATGCTCTTGAGCCTATAAGTTCCAGTCTGAACGCGTAAATGACATCTACGTGCAATTCGTAGTCCTTCAGGTGAGCAAGCTAAGCGCTACAGATTAGCCAAGGCGGTGAAGCCGCTAATGCAGCTAAGTACAAGGTGTGCCGCATGCCCTCCAAGCATCGCAGATCAGGGTTCGACTCCCTATAGCTGCTCCAAATTCAGGAGGACTATCGTGTATGCAGAAAACAGCGAAATTCTCTACAACGCAGAGCATTTATCAGCGGATGACGAGCTTTCCACTGAAACGATAGTCGGTTATATCGCAGTGAAATTCGGTATGACGACTGCGCAAGTCTTCCAAGCAATAGAAAAGGAATGCTCAAAATGAATGATGCCAGATTCAGAGCATTGCCTTTTGGCACTGTCGCGGAAAAGATGGAGACATACGATTTGGTTGTTTATCCTCAAAAACTTACAGACGCCGGATATGCGCAGAAATATCCAGGCTTCATTGATCTTGGAGCGATTGCAATTCTTCAAGATGCGCCAATTATTGCTTTTGACCATATAAAAGAAATACTATCGTAATAAAGTTTTTGATAAAGATTTTGATATTGTGCTATTCTGTAATAGTTTTTAACAAAGGTGAAAATCATGAATAAAATCTTCCAAGCTGGCAATGGCAGCCCTCCACCTCCTCCAACAAAAGCCCCAATCAAGAGACCTGGTAAAAAATGACTCTCAATGCCATTTTATTTTGTGTCGCTCTATGGGCTAATCGGAGTGATGCAAAATCGCTTGTGCTGACATTGATTGTCTCTTCCGGGGTCTTTGTGCCGGTGCCTTGGTATCCGGCCCCGGAAGATTGGTTTATCCGCTGTATCCTCGTGGAATTGATCGTTCTATCATGCGCTTTGATGCTCGCTGTAAAAGCGACACGAGTCATTGTGTGGTTAAGTATTATGCTGGTAGTCGCCCACATGATAGGATGGTATGCTTGGTATCAGTCGGAAGTCTCGGAATATCGTTTTATTGCTCGGATGCTAGAGTCAGCAGAATTGCTGAGTTGCATTCTTTTCTCGACCATCATTCTTAGCAAATTACAATCATGGACCAGCCGTCTAATACGATAACTTTGTGGTTATGGGGTTTAGGTCTTATGTTTGGTCTGATTTCCGCGCTCCTGTCGTACCTTTGGAAAGGTCATGATGACCGCCTAAAAACGCATCAGGACGCCTTGGAAAAAAAGGCTAACCTAACCCAGCAGCAAGAAGTTGAACAACGCCTAAGCGCTGAAATGGACAGGATTCGCAACGAAAATATACGACTCGAAGATAGACAAATCAGAGAAGTAGAAGGGTTGAAACAGAATATCAACGGCCTGGCCGCCAGGTTAGGCGAAGCGATAGAACAATCAGAGCGTCGCCAATCTGATAAACTAGATATTATCCTAGACGTTTTGCGTAAAGGTGATTGATTTTTAAGGGGAACGAAATGAGCTTACAAGATATTAAGGCCGCTGCCGAAACCGAAGTATTGATGGCCGAAGATGTTCTGGCCCACGCAAAAGCCAAATTTCAAGCTGCTATTGATGCAATTGACGCAGCTGCTCCACATTTGAGCCTATGGGCAGAAGTAGAAGCCGCGGCCCAGAAATATGGTGCCGAGGCATCCCAAGAGTTCCAATCGCTTGCCCAGCGCGCTCGCGCCCTGTTCTAAGCATGATATCCAACAAAGATATCTGGAAAGCCGCCAGCATTGCGGCTGCATCTGAATCGACCAATTCGGATTTTGTAACTTATCAACTTGATGAGCTTCTGAAACGACGGTCAGACGAAGAAATACAGCAATTGAAAAATTTCGTCCGCGACATCATTGATGTTTATCAAGATGTAAGAGACAAAGAGCCGACCGACGGAAATCTTTCAGAGCGATGGCTGGAAATGATGCGCGATCTTTACGTACCCCAGGATGATATAAGCGAAATAGCAGAAATTATTGAATCCATAGACCAAGTAGCCCCAGAGATAAAGAAGGCAGCATGCGGTAAATCAAGAAAAGTCGCTTAAGAAGTCACGTGCGTCTTGTTGGGAGCAAAGATAATGGCAAGCCATTCCAACGACAATAGGAATATTTGAGCCATTTACATATCTGGAATAGGTAGCACGGCTTATCCCTAAAGCAGCAGCGGCTTCCTCATAGGTATATCCCATGTCAATTTGCCACTCTCTGAGTTCTTGAGATGTCATTGCACGCCACCATTCGGCATGCCTGCCTTCAGCCAATCTTGAAAGCTGCCGAAATGCAGCCGATAGAAAGAAGATGCAAGGTAGTTCCTGAAATCCTGCTTACGGGTAGCGTACATTTTATGCCTCTTTCGATTTAGGATATTTGCCGAAAAACAAGAAATAGCATTCTTCAACTGGAATGCCGAGATAAAGACACATTTCCGCGAATCGCCGATCACCATAGACTAAGCGCAGGACTGCTGCGAGTTTTTGGCTAGTTTGCATAGGAATGTCTATTTTGAAATATACTTCCGGTTGAACTGCTCAAGTTTCTGATCATAATCAGCACGTTCCTTTTGATTCTCGCGCCGGTCATGTACTCGACGTTCTATGGCGTGAGGAGCATCATGTGTGCGGCGATCTTGGGGGCGTAGAGATTCTGGGACATGCGCCAATGTGTCTTTCAGCGAATCAAACATGATGTCTCTCCTTTATCTCAAGTTTTTTCGCACGATTCTATAACTACAGTGTAGACTCATTTTGAGTTTTTATAAGGACTATTTTGATGGATTCCGCTGAATAATGTATAATGATACTCAGATTAAATTCTTTCCAAGTTAGCTTCCTGTGAAAACATCTCCTGACTTATCTTTATCTTCTCTTGAAGAATTGGTAACGCAATTTATAAAAGAAGGCGGAAATATGACATTTGTGCCTGAATTGGCGGTATTCTCCCTTGCGACACTTGGCATAACTATAGAATCAGCCATGCGCGCTTCCAGTTACGCTATCTTGAAGGAGATGCAATGCCATTGATTAAAAGCCCGTCTAAGAAAGCCTTTTCAACTAATATCGCGACAGAGCGCGATGTTGGCAAGCCGATCAAGCAAGCCATTGCAATTGCCGAAAGCGTTAAGCGCGAATCAATCAAGGATTCCCTGAATAAACGGCTATCCGGATTACTCGGTGGAAAGTGACAAATGATGAGTAGTCTCTTCCATGTGGAAACGGGTATTGCACTCAATGCACACGAGCAGGGCGTTCTCGACCTTGGTATGGTCGCCGTCGGTAAAGGCCCGAAAGTGCGCCAGAACCTCAGCGTCAGCATCCATCTCAGCCGGCGCGAACAGTCCGTGGCAGCACGCGCAGCGGTAGAGGCTCTTGCTCTCGGCCGCGCGCTGGGCGCGCAGCTGGCGGCCGGCCGAGAGTTTAACAGCTCAGTCACCGCAAAAGCACGAGATGGCTTCTTCATTGTTGTCAAACCCATACATGTCGGATTGGTTCCTAACGAAGTCGTACATACTGCCGTAGCCAGGCCGGTCGATGCGGAACCGGCAGCCATCCCCATGAGCAACCGCTTCGGCCTGCTTCTCCTGGGTAGCCCACCAGATGCCGCGCTCGGGCTTCTCAGCAATCAGGCTGACCAGGGAAGCGCCTGTCTTCAGGAAGCACAGGTCGCAGTTGCCGTGAATCGTCTTGCCGCCGTTGTTGGGCAAAGCAAGGTCAAAGGGCTGGGCGCGCCAGAACTCCCCCACGCCACCGGCGGTAACGAAGGCATCGGCCAGCGGGATGCGAACGAACTCGTCCGGCGTCTCGGGATGTGGGTTGAATCTGAACTTGGCGACCCGGCGCGGCTCGTCGGCCCGGATGCCAAGCATCGTTTCCCACTCCTGGATGCCCAGGGACCGAAGGTAGCGGTGAATGGTGCGGGTCTTCAGCTCGGAGGAGCAGTACCGGGAGCGAGGATTGGGAAGCACGCCGCCCCGCTGCCGAATAACCGCTTCGAAGGGATCACCGTTCCGGCTCGCCGTTTCGAAAGTGACAACCTCGAACTGGCCTCCCTCCCGATATTCAAGCCACGTGATGTGCACGCCCCAGTGCAGCGCGATATCTCGAATGAAGCGGAGTGTCGCCTCATCCTCCTTGCCGGTGTTGCAGAAGATGAGGAATGTGTCATCAGGGACTCCACCGTTGCTCTCGATGACTCGCTTCAGCAGGTAGGCAGAAGTCCGTCCGCCGCTGACGTTGACACAAGCTGGGCTGGCAATCTTAAAAGGGTCAAACATGATGTCCTCATTTCCACCACTTAATCCGGAATTTAATTATACTGAACAACTATGTTTTCCACCACTTATTCCGGAGTGCCGAATAAACATTGGTCACAGGGCGAAAAGAAGAAAAAATAGGATCAATCATGATTGAGGCCGTGATATTACTGGAAGTAATTGCTCTATCACTCCTAATTGGGCTAGCACTCGCAGTATTAGCTATTTACAAGCTTCTCACTTCAGATATAGACTCGCAAGAGCGCATCATCAATGACAGCCCACCGTTATCGCGCATCGTAGTTACCGTCCATCAACAAGATTATGAGGAATCATAATGACTGAAGACCAAATCAAATCCCACGAAGATGACTTGCGCGCTCGGATAGAGTCGCTATTTTCTTACGTCCATCCTGATATTGGGACAAAAGGCTTGTCGCCCACTCAAGTACACCACGTAGGCGAATAGGCACAAATTGAAAAATTCCTCCTTCACCAAAGACGCATCAAAACTCACTGAGAGGCAAAAACGCTTCGCGGAGGAATACCTCATTGATCTAAACGCTACGGCAGCTTACAAGCGCGCTGGATACGCTGGAAAGGGGAATGGTGCTGAGGTCAATGCTTCCAGGCTACTAAGTAATACTAAGGTGCAACAATATGTACAATTTCGCATGGATAAGCGGTCTGAAGACTTGGGAATTGATGCGAATTATGTCCTTGCGGCTATAAAAAGCACAATGGAGAGGTGCCAGCAAGCCGAGCCAGTTATGGTTTTCAACCATGAAACAAAGGCTATGGAGCCTTCTGGTGAGTACAAGTTCGACTCTATGGCCGTACTGAAAGGTGCCGACCTATTAGGTAAGCATCTAAAGATGTTCACTGACAAGATAGAGCATTCTGGCCCAGATGGTGGCGCGATCCAGATAGCAGCGGTTGATATGACCAAGCTTACAGAGGCCGAATTGGCTGTATTGACGAAAACTCTTGGAAAGATAGCTGAATAACAGTGAAGTGGTATTATAAAGTGCCAAAAAAAGCGGGTTTATACCGATAATAGACAATACCAGTTGCATATTAAGCATTAATTACCTTCAAAATGCATGATCGACCTAAGCCGCTTCACCAAACGCCAAGCAAAAGAACTTCACGAACTCGCATTGCTTGAGCAAGAGCGACGTCACTGCAATAAACTAATCAACTTCGTCGAACGAGCTTGGCCCATTATTGAGCCTACTGAGCCGTTTCAATATAATTGGCATCTTGATGTAATCTGCGACCATCTCGAAGCGATTACACGCGGAGAGCTTAAGAATCTGCTAATCAACGTTCCGCCAGGCACTATGAAAAGCATCTTGGTCAGCGTCATGTGGCCTGCATGGGAATGGCGGCTAGACCAATCTCTACGATATTTCTGCGTTTCCTACAGCGAAACTCTGACAATCCGCGATAGTACCAAGGTCCATGACATCATTGAATCTGATTGGTATCATAAACTTTGGCCGAAAGTCGCGATCAAAAAGGGCGAAGATCAGAAGACCAAATATGCACTTACCGGGGGTGGTTGGCGCTTGGCTACTTCAATTGGCGGTCGCGGCACTGGTGAGCATCCTGACCGCAAGATCGTTGATGACCCGAGTAATGTCCTGCAATCCGAATCGGATGTAGAACGCCAAGGAAGTTTAGACTATTTCGACCGCACGCTATCTACGCGGGGAGCTTCACGTAACGCTGCTACTGTTGTTGTAATGCAACGTCTCCATGAGAAGGATTTGACCGGTCACATCATGGCGCAGGCAGACTACGAGAAGGACTGGTCACATATCTGCTTGGAAATGGAATATGAAAGTGACCGCTCCAGACCATTCATACCGTTCACCGATCCACGAAAGAATCTCGGCGACTTGCTATGGCCTTCTTTCCTGAACCGAAAAGCAGTCGAAACGATAAAGATGCGGCTTGGAAGTTATGGTACTGCTGGTCAGTTACAGCAACAGCCTGCTCCAGAAGGAGGCGGGATACTCAAGGTTGAGAATTTCAAGACTTGGTCGAAAGACACAGAAATCCCTCCATTCTTCTACATACTCCAATCGTATGATACGGCATTCACAGATAAAACAAAGAACGACCCTACTGGCTGCTTAGTTCTCGGGCTGTTTCGTCACAAGGGCCGAATCTGCGTGATGATTCTTGATGCGTGGGACGATTGGCTAACCTACCCAGAATTCCGAGAGAAGATTATTGCTGATTGGTCTGTCCCGTATGGCGGCAATAAAAAGTCTGAAGCTAACAAAGCGCGCCGTCCTGATGCGTTACTTATCGAGGAGAAAGGTTCTGGCATTGCCGTCATACAAGAGTTGCGCCTAGCGGGAATCCCGGCTTTGTCTTACAATCCAGGTAAGGCAAGCAAGGAACAGCGAGCGCATATTGTCGCCCCTATCGTAGAGCTAGGCATCATTTACGTGCTAGAATCGCAGAAATTGGGCGAAGAAGGTAAGCCTCGCACTTGGGCGCGGCCTTTCTTGGCGCAGGTAGAAAAGTTTCCAAATGCAGAACATGATGAGTATGTAGATTGTCTGACACAGGCTCTGATTCTCCTACGTGATAAGGGGATGTTTGACCTACAAGAAGTACCTGAAGACCCAGATATTGAAGTAGACTATCACGCCAAGAAACGCGGAAACCCTTACCTATAAAGCAAAATGGCTATACTACCCATCGAACAGGAATACGGCAGGCACATTGATCCTATCGTGGATGGGGAAGACGAATCGCCCGATCTACCAGATTTGCCTAGTATGACCCAGAATCCTGATGGGTCTATTGATTTTCACGATGATGATGAAGATCAAGAAGAAAGTGGATTTCTTGATAATTTGGCAGAAATCTTAGAAGATGGCGAACTTCGTGCCATTGCCAGTGATCTTCTGGAAAAGATCGAGATTGACCGTGGAGCGCGTGAGGCACGGGACAAACAATACGCCGAGGGAATCAAACGTACGGGATTGGGTAGTGAGGCTCCAGGTGGCGCAGACTTCGAAGGCGCTAGCAAAGCTGTTCATCCGGTACTGGCTGAAGGTTGCGTAGATTTCGCCGCTCGTGCCATCAAAGAGATTTACCCTCCTTCCGGGGCTTGCAAAACTCAGATAATCGGCAAAGTTACTGATGAAAAACTGGCGAAGGCTGAGCGCAAGAAGCAGTACATGAACTGGCAATTGACGACACAGATTGCCGAATATAGAGATGAAAAAGAGCAGGAACTGACGCAATTGCCGCTCGGTGGATCGCAGTACATGAAATGGTACTATGATCCAGTTCAGAGGCGTCCACGCGTCGAATTCATCCCAATCGACCATTTTCTCCTACCATTCTCTGTCACGCACTTCTATTCGGCGCATCGTGCCACGCATCAGCAATTAATCAGCCGTCAGACGTTCGAGAAACGCATCGAGTCTGGTTTATATCTCGATGTGAGATATACCGATCCGGGTCAAGATGATTTAGAGACTAAGGCGCAGAAAGCAAGCAACAAGATTGAGGGCAAGGAAGAACTATTCTACAACGAGGACGGTCTGCGCACGGTCTATGAAATTTATGTCGATTATGATATCAGCGTAGAAAAAGGCGTACGACCATACATCATCAGCATTGATGAAGCAACAAGCGAAGTGCTGGCGATTTACCGAAATTGGGATGAGGAAGACGAAAGCCACAAGAAACTTGATTGGGTGGTCGAAGATAAGTTCATTCCTTGGCGCGGGGCATACGGAATAGGATTGCCGCACTTAATCGGGTCACTCGCTGGCGCATTGACTGGTGCGCTGCGTGCATTGCTGGATTCGGCACATATCAATACTTCCCCATCACTGGTTAAGCTGAAGGGTGGCCGTAATGCCGGAGAATCCATCTCTATTGATCCTGGCACGATAGCAGAACTAGAAGGGGTTGCCGGTGTAGATGACATTCGCAAGATGATTATGCCGATGCCATACAACCAACCTTCTCCTGTCCTGTTCCAGTTGCTCGACTGGATCACGAATCAGGCTAAAGGAGTGGTCGGCACCGCGGAGGAACGCATTGCCGACGCTGGCAATAATATGCCAATGGGGACAGCACTTGCGCTTATTGAACAGGGTAGCGTTACTTATTCGGCGATTCATGGACGGCTGCACGCGGCTCAGAAAAAATCCTTGGAAATATTGCACCGAATCAATTCAAAGTTTCTTGATGACGAAGAAACTATAGAAGAACTTGGGGATTTGATTGTTAGGCGCGAAGATTTTCAAGGGCCAATGGATATCATCCCGGTATCTGATCCTAACATCTTCAGTGATGCACAGAGATACGCGCAGTTGCAAGCTGTCATGCAATTGGCCGATAAATACCCGCAACTTTATGACGAAGGCGAACTGAACAAGCGCGCTCTTGCGCTCCTGAACTATCCAAACGCTGAAGATATCCTAAAGACATCGCCAGATGCGCAAGAGCTTGACCCGATCATGGAGAACTACACAGCAGCAGAAGGAAAGCAGCCACTGAAGGTATATGACGATCAGGACGATTTGACTCACATGATGACACATTTGCACTTCATGACAAGCCCAATATTCGCCCAAAATCCTATGATGAATGGCGTAATTGGGCCTTTGATGGCGCATGTTAAAGATCACTTCTTGGCTTTCTATAAAAAAGAAGCGCAAGCCGCTGTCGCTGCTACCGCGCAAGTTACGGGTACTTCAGAGGACCAAGCGCATTCGGTTGCATCTGGAGTGGGCGATGCCGTGATGGCGCAGAAGCTAGCACCAGTCATGCAAATGATGCAGCAGGTTCAGCAGTATCAACAGCAGAATCCCCCTTCTCCACCTCCGCTTGATCCGCAGTCTCAGGTCGCATTGCAGTTAGGCCAAGCAAAGATTCAGGCGCAAACCCAACAAGACCAAGCTGTCTTGGCTCAGGAAGGCCAATTAGCGCAAGCGAAGATGCAGGCAGAAGCACAAGAGAAACAGGCACAGATGGCTTTCGACCAGCAAGTGCAACAAGCACAAAGCCAGAAGGACATGATAGAAGCGCAACAAAATGCTCGTGATGCTGAACTAGCCGCACAAACTGAGGCTGTGAATGCTCACATCAAAGCGCAGACCGATTTGCAAATGAATGAGCAGGATAACCGGACGGCGATGCTTATCGAAACGATGAAAGAGCAGCAGCAAGCGCAGATTGAACAGAATAATCATGTGCGTGACATGTTATCAATGATTAAAGATCAGGGAACGCCTAATATTGACTTGACTCCGATCAAGGAAATGATGAGCGACCATGTGAATGCGTTGAACAACATGATGGGCCATATCAAAGACCTTGGTGCGCATCACGTTGAAATGCAAATTGCAATGCAGAAATTGAGCAAGCCTAAACGCGTTATCAGGGATGCAAATGGCGATATTGTTGGATTACACACTGAGGATTAATCATGTCTGGATACAAAGGAAACACATGGGCGAATAACTTGCAGAAGCTGACGTTCAATGCGACGGCTATCGCCAACATTGCCGACAACGCTGCTACCTCGCCATTGACGAATCTATACCTTTCTCTGCATACTGCTGATCCTGCATCAAGCGGTAATCAGGGGACTAACGAAACGGTCTATACGAACTATGTCAGACTGGCAGTTGCGCGAACTTCTGGCGGTTGGACGGTATCAACAAATTCCAGCACGAACGCGGCTACTGCGGCTTTTGCGCAATGCGGCGCGACCGGCGCGACGATTACGCATGTGGGTATCGGTACGGCTTCTAGCGGGGCAGGCATTCTTCTGTACGCGGGGCCGCTCACATCCTCCTTGATCGTGAACAATGGCATTACTCCACAGTTTGCGGCATCTGGGCTGACTGTTACTGAATCTTAATCGTGAATACTATGTCAATAACTCCAGCACAATTATCCACATTTAAGACGGACATTCAGAGTAATGCTGGCGTAACAGCTTTGCTTGCTGCAAAGAATTACACAGGAATTGCGGCGTTTTATAACGGAGCAGGTACTGGTAGTGTGTGGAATCCTAGTCTGACAATAGCTCAGATAATGACAGCTATTGTCTGGTCTGAATTCATTGCTTTAACAACTGCAAAGATGACTGCATTCCAAGTAATGACGGCTAATGGACAAATTGATGCCACAAGCGCAAATATTAGAAATGGGTTTTCTACAATATTCGCGGCAACTACGACATTGACGAATTTGACAGCAATCGCTTCTAAAACTCCGACTGTCTTTGAGGCTTTGTATGCATCTGCCAATGTGACGCCGGTCTATGGGTATGTTGTCCAGTTGCAAGATGTCTATAATGCGCTAGGGGTATAAGATGACCACTAATTTTAAAGAGGCACTAAATACCCAGAGTACATTGACGATCACTCTCGCTAGTTTGGCTGCGTCGGCGACTGCCGGGAGGCAATCTACTTTGGTGGATAACCGCACGAACTTATTCCAAGGCGCGCAGATCATGGTCAAATTTAAGACCGGGGCATCTGGCGTATCTGCTACCGGAACAGTAGTAATTTATGCAATCGGCTCTATGGATGGAGGAACGACTGTCACTGATGGTGGTGGAGCTTCAGATGCTGCACTCACGCGGGTGAATGCGATTCCTATTGCAACAATGAACTGTACTGCGAATGCTACTACCTATATCGGCGGTCCTTATGAAGTCGGCCCATCATTCGGCGGTGAATTGCCTGGTGAATGGGGAATTTTGCTTGTCAATAATACAGGCAGCACATCTGATACGACGGCTGGTAATTTTTCTGTTCAATACCAAGAGTTCTACACTACTGGCGCTTAACCAATGAAAGCGCTACGTACGTCGCAACCCGGTCAACCTGCGTTTCTTGATCTCACCAATCGCTATACACGTGGCATTCTATCAGCTTGGACGAATAATTGGATAGCCACGCCTGGCAGGATTGATCCGGCAAAGCTAGGTACTTCTGTTGCTGGCCCGTTTGGGCAGGCTAGTTCATGTAACGGCACGAGTGATGTTATTACACTTCCTGCCGGATCGCTTTCGCATGGTGGTGCTTGTACAAAATTTGCTTTCCTAAAAATAGGAGCAGCTACTAGCACGCATTGTATTTCCGGATCAGGAAACAGCACTGTTGCTTGGCGCACTAACGTAGCCGCAATTGATATTGTCAATGTAGGCGTACAGGTATGCGGAAGCTTTGCTGGCGTAGTTTCAGCAAATGAGGTTTGCACACTTGCTTTTGTGGTTGGTGGAACTGGAGTTACGGGCGACCCTATTAGTTTATATAAAAATGGTATCTTATTTGGGTCTTCAACATTAACAGTCTCCCTTCCATCTGGAGCAGGAACTCCTCAATTAGGAAGTAATGGCGCAGCAGGCCAATTTTGGGACGGCTCAATTGCGTTTCATGCTGATTTTAGCGTCGCACTTACCGCATCTGAAATTCTTGCATTGCACACAAATGCATGGCAGGTATTTTATCAAAAGAGCAGACGTCAAAGCATTATCGTCCCGGCATCTACTGGAAGCACTGCAACAATCGCAGGGACTAGTACATTAGCAGGAACATTGGTCGGTATCGGTGCACTTTCTGCAAATATCGATTGCACATCTACACTAGCGGGAACGCTGACTGGAATTGCCGCTGCCATCGCCACAATCGGCACTACGTCATCAGTTAGTGGGACTTTGACAGGAATTGGCGCGCTTGCAATGTCAATTGGTGGTCTAAGTTCAGTCGCAGCAACATTAACCGGCATTGGGCAGTTAAATGCGACCATTGGCGCAAGTTCATCTGTCAATGCTGTCCTTGGAACTGGCAGCCAGATGGCGACTATTGCCGCTACTTCTACAGTCGCCGCTACAATGTCAGGGTCTGGAGCTTTCACCGGACAGATAGATAATACATCCTCTGTCAGTGCGACATTATCAGCTGGTGGAACTGCACAAAGTGGAGTCACACGTGCGTTTGCGATTGAATACTACACAAAACTGATTGAAGAAAAGAATAAGAAGGAAGAAAAGAAGGTAACAGAGAAGAAGTTCAAGAAGCGCAAGCCATTATATGAAATTGATGATGAAGAAGACGATGATTATGTGCCGCCTTCTTACGTTTTTACGCCTAGAAAGCGTGTTGATATTAACATTACAGCGATGATTGCAGATATAATGCGCATTGGACATCCTGTAAATCAATATGGTTTTCGTCCGCAACGTTCACCGCAAGCGAGAATGCGCAACAAGCGCGATGAAGAAGCGCTATTGATGTTATTTTAGGAGAAATAGAATGGCAACTCAAAGGCAACATTACACTTATGCCACTACTGGAAAAGTAGAAGGTATAAAGAAAAGTCCTACGCGTGATGGTGGCGAAGACAGCATGAAAAAAGGTGGTCTTGTACGAGAAAAAGAAACAGGCAAGAAGGTTAACAAAAGCGGAGTTGTCCATAAAAAAGAAGGCGGCATGATTAAGGGTCTTCCAGAAAGCCCCATTACTGTCGCAAAACGTGACAATGGCATTCCAGGTTACAAGCATGGCGGCAAGGTAAGAAGCAAAAAATGATTGCTCAATTAGAAAAGGCTCTCCTTAGGCTTCACGAAAAACGTGAGGAATTAGGGAAAAGCGTTTTCGATACACCGCCAGCCAATATGGAGCAGTTCAATAAATTGCTCGGTCAGTATCTTGGATTGGGTGAGGCACTCGCGGAAATTGATTTTATTTTGAAGGGGATTGAAAATGAAATTTAAAGTAACTTACCCATCCGGTGTTGTAGAGGAATGTGAGCACTCAGATGATAACCAAACCATAGCAGGTTTCATCAATGCGAAGTTCGGGTCTGTTGATCCTGCGGAACATGGCGTCACAGTCGAAGAAATAAGCGAGTCTCCTACTGTAACCGAAGCCACGCCAGAAGTTGTCCCAACAATCGTCAATATGACGGCTACTGTAACCGCAGTATCTCAAGCGAGCGGAGGATAATCATGGCTACGAAATGGATACAAGGTGCAATAAAAAAACCTGGCGCTTTACGTAAAGAATTGGGCGTTAAAGCTGGTGAAAAAATCCCAGCAAAGAAACTCGAAAAAGCCGCAGAAAAAGGCGGCAAAGAAGGTAAGCGCGCAAGACTCGCTGAAACTCTCAAAGGATTCAAGAAATAATCGAAAGCGCTACGGCGCTTTTTTATTACAAATATATATTGCGCACAACTTGATTGTTCATATTAAAGTTTAGTGCAATGCAATTGGCAGTAATCAAATTTATTGCGATTAAATTGCGAAAGTTTTATTGTAGTGCCACAAGGAGAAGACGAATGTCTGCTGAATTAGTAATGCCAACATCTACCGATCTGCAAAAATATGCCGATGTCAAGCCAGTCGTAAGGACTGACCCTATTCCACTTGATTGGTATTTCCCGAAACTTGATCCAGGCCGCAGACCATTGGGAGCTCGCGTTATTGTCCAATTGCGCCGCACTAAAAAGACTTCCAAGGGTGGGATCATCCTGCAACATGAGACAAAAGTCACTGAGAAATGGAATGACCAAGTGGCTATGGTCGTTGCACTTGGGCCGATTGCTTTCCGCAATCGGGAAACAATGGCTGAATGGCCCGAGGGAATTTGGACATCTCCAGGTAAATTTGTCAGTGTCCCGCGATGGGGTGGTGATCGGTGGGAGAAGAAAGTAGAAGGGGAAGAAGAAGAAGTAACCTTTGTAACTTTCAATGACCATGAACTTATTTCGGAAATTACCGAAGACCCGCGCAATGTCAACGCTTACATTTTGGAGTAGAAAATGAGCAACCAAACTGAACATGAAGAAGACTACGAATTAGACGAAGAACTTGACGAACATCATGAGGATGAAAACCATGATGGCGAAGAGAAGAAAGAGGATGACAATCCTGATGAACAGGAACATGATGAACGAACTGGCGATCACGATGAAGAACGTGAGGCTATTCAGGCCCGTCGCCGCAAGGAACGTCAAGATAGAAAACAACGACGCAAGGAATATGAGGATGGTCTAAAGCGGGAGATAGCCGCTGCTAGGCAACAGAACCAAATCCTTGAGGAACGTCTAGCATCGGTCGAGAAAAAAACTACCTCCAGTGAGTTGATGCAGCTTGACCAAGCAATCAGCGAACTAAACAATCAGGCTCTTTTTTACAAGAATCAAGTTGCGGACGCTAGTACTCGCCAAGATGGCATGGCAGTAGCAGATGCGACAGAGCGCATGATCGAAGCCCGTAATAAAGCTGTTCAGCTTCAAACTATCAAGCAGAACTACAGTAAGCAGCAAGTCAATCAGCCGCGAGGATTGGATACTCGTGCTCAAGAGCTTGGGCAAAGATGGCTTTCTAGTAATACTTGGCTGAATATGCATAATACTGATGCCGATACGCAGTTGGTGAAAGATATTGATAACCAAATTGCAAAAGAAGGTTTTGTGCCTTCTACGGAGGCTTATTGGGACGAACTTACTGCGCGTGTCAATAAATATTTGCCACATAAAGCAAATGGGAATAGAATGCAAAGCAGCAACAATAAAGAAAGCCGCAACAAAACGGTTGTTACTGGTTCCGGGCGTGAGTCTTCGTCGAGTGGAACCAATACATTCCGGTTGTCCCCTGATAGGGCGAAGGCTTTGGCAGACGCCGGATACGAACCCGGTACACCAGAGTACGCAAAAATGGTTAAAAGGTATCGTGCTTACGATACGGATAACCGTAAAAACTAATCAGGAAGGATAACGACCATGACACGACATTCAAACGGCTTTGTAGGCGGTGATGACCGTCTCCGCAAATCGTCCGGCGACAATCGTACAGATCGCGATTCTGCTGATTTGGACCGCATTGCGCAAGATGGAACCGCTCTAACTGCTGCGGAACGGCGTAAGCTGCTACGCGCAGAATTCACGCAAGAAATTCTACCATCCTGTCCTCCCATTCCTGGTTGGCATCTTTGCTGGTTATCGACTAATAGCAAGGGTGACCCAATCCATGCACGCATGCGCCTTGGCTATGTTCCAGTCAAGTCAAATGAAGTGCAGGGATTGGAAAAATACGGGATGACTGGCGGAGAATGGGATGGCATGATTTCTTGTAACGAAATGCTTCTGTTTAAAATCCCCAATGAGACCTATCAAGACATGATGACATTGTTTCATCATGATATGCCATTGGAAAATGAAGAAGCAATCAGGAGCCAGATAGACGGGCAGGAAATTGCCGTGGAAGCTGAAAAAGGCGTTCCCGATGGTTTCAACCAACTCGCGCATAAAGTCCGAACCCCTACATTTATTTAATTTCGGAGAAATATCATGAGTGCAACGAGCAACCCATTTGGCTTCCGTCCTGCGGAAAGCCCAATAGGCAATTCGCGTGCAAATACGTACAATATCGCCTCTGGCTATGGTACGGCTATGTACAAAGGACAGCCTGTCATTCTGAATACTAACGGCACAATCACAGCTGGTACTTCCGCAGCCGATATTATCGGTGTATTCGCGGGTTGTGAATATGTCGATTCAACTGGACGACCACAACGGTCAACTTTCTGGCCTGCTTCCACTACTGTACTCGCAGGTACTTTGCCTGTCGCGTATGTATGGGACGACCCGAATACCGTATTTGAAGTTCAATCTGATGGATCAATAGCCCAAGTTGATATCGGTGATCAGTGCGACGTAAGTAACGTAAGCAATGCAAATACTACTGCTGGGTTGTCTCAGTGCACACTGAGCGCAACGAAAGCAGGGGCCGGCTCTCAAGGCCAATTTCGTATTCTGCGCTTCGCTGGTCAGGTAGATAATGTGGTAGGTGACGCTTTTACCGTGGTTCAGGTACAAATCGCACGTAGCCAGTATATCGCTAACAAAGTCGCCATTTAATTAGCCAAAACTCATAAAGGAGAATTATCATGGCAACTAATATTATGCGCAGTACGGACTTTAAAAGCATCGTTGAGCCAATACTCAACGAAGCCTTTGACGGCATCTACGACCAACGTGATGACGAATACAAACAGATTTTCAAGGAAAGCATGGGTATTCCACGTGCTTATCATGAAGAACCTGTGCTGTTCGGCTTCAACGCCGCACCGGAACTTCCAGACGGCATGCCAGTCACGTATCAGGCCGGTGGTATCTTGTTCAACCAGCGCTATATCTACAAAGTCTACGGCTTGGCTTATGCCTTGACAAAAGTCTTGGTAGAAGATGGCGACCATATCCGCATCGGCAAAACCTATGCAGAGCATCTAGCACAATCCTTGATTGAAACCAAGGAACTGAATTGCGCCAACATCCTAAACCGTGCATACAATTCATCGTATAACATCGGTGACGCGACTACTTTGGGCAGTTCTTCTCATCCATTAGTGAATGGTACTTTCTCTAATATATTGTCGGTGGCAGCAGCTTTGTCACAGACATCGTTAGAGCAAATGCTGATCTTGTTACGCACTAACGGCGTGGACAACAACGGCAAAAAAGTACGTTTGATGCCTGAAAAATTGGTAGTTGCACCTGGTAACGAATTGCAAGCAGAAGTCTTGCTCAATTCCGTCCTGCGTACCGGAACCAATAACAATGACATCAACCCTATCAAGTCGATGGGTTATCTGAAGAAAGTGGCTGTTATCACTCGCCAGACTTCAGCAACTCAGTGGGGTATCACTACCGATGTTAAGGACGGCTTTAAACTGTTGATGCGCCGTAAAATGGAGAAATCCATGGAAGGCGATTTTGAAACAGACAGCATGCGCTTTAAATGCACTGAGCGTTACATCGCAGGGGTCACTGACCCACGCGTGTACTACTCTACTCCTGGCGTTTAATGTGAAATTTTCTAGGAGGCTAACCCCTCCTAGATTTTTGAAAAGGAATTATCATGGCTCTCTGTTTCAATACGGGACCAAATGTCACAACAGGCAATCTTGATACTTCTCAAGTGCATGATGCTGATATCGGGCCTAATGTGGATTATCAAGGTTCTGGGCTGCTAGACCCGCGCTTTGTGGGTTCTGTCGGTGCTGCTCCAGGTTCTAAAGTATATGCAGTTTATACAAACCCATTCATTGCGATGGTTGATGCCATTCCGCAAGCTATCGGCGTAGGCCGTATTGCAGCGGCGCAGAATATCACCAATGCAACGGCAATGACACTGGTAAGTGCTCAAGGTGCTGGTGTATCTCCAAATATGCCAGTAGTTCCTTTGGGTTCGCAGGTATCTTCTGCGAATGTGGTCAAGGCTTTGGTGCTTGATTTTGGTTTCAGTACAGGTAATACAACTGCGACATCTGCATCTGTTACCATTCCTGCTGGAGCTAGCAAGTTCTATACGCCAGGTCAGAAAATAGCAATTTCAGGTGCAGGCGCATCGGCTAACAATCCTCTTCTGACTTCAGTTGTTTCTGTCTCTGGCACAACTCTTGTAGTTAAAGACGTTGCAGGCCAGACAGTAAGCAATGCGCAGATAGGAACATTGGATTTGACAGGCACTCAAATCTGGCCTTACATCTATGCTGGCGGTGTTGCTTGTTATGACCCGACTCAAGGATTGGCTAGGTGTGTTTCAATCACTGGTGCTGCTTCTAATGCTGGCTCTACTTTCACCGTAAAAGGTTATGACATCTATAACCAGCCGATGACTGAAGCAATTACAGTAGGTGCTGGTGTGACTACAGCAGTGAACGGTAAAAAAGCTTGGAAGTCGATTGTTTCTGTGACTCCAAATTCCACAGATGCTCATAACTACAGTGTAGATACTACCGATATTTTCGGACTTGCTGTACGTTCTGATTTCTGGGAATACATGAACGTTTATTACAATGGTGCGTTTGTTTCTGTTAGCACTGGTTGGACTGTCGTAGACACCACAACTCCAGCGACTACCACCACAGGCGATGTACGCGGTACTTATGCAGTGCAGAGTGCATCTAATGGCACAAAACGTTTAGCGGCATTTACTTCATTGCCGATATATAATGCCATAGGTGCTAATAACCTGAATACGGTAACGCTGTTTGGTGTTACTAACGTTTAATCACACTCACCCCTCGTGCTGTATAGCATAAGGAGGGGGAAGGAAAAAATATCGGATAGAAAAGATGGCTACTTCGGGGACAGTCGGCGCTACTTTCTGGGACGTTACGACGGTCTTAGAGCATGCATTTCGCAGGTGCGGAATATTGTCCACATCAATCACTGCCGAGATGCAGTTATCTGCGAAGGAAAATCTTTTCTTCCTCCTTTCTGATCTCGCAAACAGAGGTATTAGTCTCTGGTGCGTTCAAAAAAACATCATAGGACTTTCCTTAAATCAGGAAGTCTACAATCTCCCTGTAGGAACTGTTGATACTCTTGAAGTGCTCTATCGTACTGCAAGTTTCGTAGGAACTCCCACTTCTGCTACCGCAACTACATGGTCTACTGACTCAGGATCAGGACTTACTTCTGTAGTGACTACCATTGGCGTAACTTCCGCTACCGCACAAACACTTAATTTGGCAGTTGATACATCGCCTGATGGATCGACATGGACACAGCTTGGAGGCGTCACACAGATAATCTGTGTAGCCAATACTCCAATGTGGTTCGACATCAATAATTCGATTGCACAACGTTTTTGGCGTGTCCGCGAGACTGTCTTGGGGACTTTGACGCTCTCTAGTGCTCAATTTGGATATAGTACGAATGAAGTACTGATGGCGAAATTGAACCGTGATGATTATGTGAATCTCCCGAACAAGAATTTCGCAGGCCGTCCGCTTCAGTTCTGGTATGACAAACAGGTAACAATCCCGCGTATTTGGTTATGGCCCACGCCAAATGACGCTACTGCTCAGATAGTAGTGTGGAATCAAAGGCAGATACAGGATGTGGGAGCCTTGACGAATCAATTGGAAATACCTCAGCGCTGGTTAGAATCTGTGATTTTCTCATTGGCACATCGGCAGGCATTGGAAATACCGGTGTCAATGATGCCTCCCGGAAGAATGGAATATCTTGAATCACAGGCAGAAAAACATTTACAACGTGCCGAAGCTGGTGAATCAGACGGCTCCAATATGAAAATAATGCCAAACATCAGGGCGTACACAGCATGAGCAAATATCTTGATACAAATGGTAAAACTAGTCTCGCAGTAGGAATATGTGACCGTTGCCATTTCAAAATGGCGCTCGCAGATATGGTCTCCGATCCTAATTCACCGGGCCTACGTGTGCATGCTGAATGTAAAGACCAATTTGACCCATATCGTTTAGCCGCACGACAGCCAGAAAAAATAACCGTCCGTGAGCCGCGTCCTGATGCTGATATCAGCTTACCTACTGGCGTAATACCGCCGACTCTGTAAGGAGAAATCGTGTCTTTTAGCAACGTTTTTGGAGGCCAGACACTTCAGTCAAACGACGTAGCGTATCGTGCCGTGTCTTTGACTGCGAGCATAACTCTAGTCTGGCCGCAGTTCAGTGTATCGCCAACTGATTTTGTTGCAAAAATCATGGATGTTACTCCAACTGGCGCATTCAATATTACGATGCCGCCAGCAAATCAGGTATCTACTGGTGATATCTGTTTGGTGATTAATCGTGGCGCTTCTACGATTGGTATTCTTCGTAACGACGGTGTCACTATTACTTCTGTCGCGACAGGGCAGGTTTATTATTTATATTTGACAGATAACAGCACAACGGCAGGTACTTGGCAGTCCTTCCTTTACGGGTCTGGCTCAAGTTCGCTTACAGCTTCTTCAATTGCTGGATATGACACGATTGCAATAGGCAGCACTCTGAATGTGCAGCATCCGATTGTAACTTTCAGTGCCAATAAAAATATTGTCGCTAGTGATCGTGGATCAGTTCAGACTTGGACGAGCGGGACAGGAACTTTGACTTTGCCTCTGCTGAGTTCATTATCAAATGCAGGTTTCTATATCTCTGTTTCTAACCAAGGATCAGGCATTCTCACGATTGCACCTACTGGTGCAGATGTGATCGATTCGGTGACTTCTATTGCTTTGCAGCCAGGCGACACATTGATGTTACATGCTGCGACTGCGACGAACTGGTACACGATAGGACGTGGAAGAAATACGCAATTCGCCTTTACCCAATTGACCAAGACTGTCACTGGTGGGACAACAACATTGACTCAGACAGAAGCATCCAATGTAATCCAGAATTATATTGGCGCTTTGACGTCCAATCAAACAGTAGTTTTGCCAGCGACGGTACAGGTTTATTACATCACAAATTCAACGACAGGGAATTTTACTTTAACGTTCCAAACTCCTACGCCTGGTCTTACCGTGCAATCCGCTCAAGGCAGCTCACAGATTTTATTCTGTGACGGAGTGAATGTTACGCAAGCGAACAATTCAATTGTAAGCAATATACCTAGTCTGACACTTGGCCCTGGTTCTGTATCCAATCCTTCACTTTCTTTTCAAGGAAGTTCGACAACTGGTTTGTATCAAAGTTTGCCGGGGTATTTGGATATTTCCGGTGGTGGCATAAAAGCCTTAGAGGTTACGCCAGGTGGGCAAGTTGTTATCCCTAATGTTTTGATTACCGGTGGCTCTATTACTGGTGCTAATTTGCCTAGCGCACCTATCCCAGATTTTATACTTTACGCACAAGGAATATCATAAATGTCTACGCAAGCACAATATGCCGTTACTCCAAAAATAGGCAACGTTGCTATTTCTACGGCAAATACGAATAGAGATGGGACAGGAACCATAGGGATTTGCTATGTAGCAGGAAATAGCGGAGCTAGGATTGATAGGGTTCAAACTGTCGCAGCAGGAACAACTACTACTAATGTAGTGAGGTATTTCATTACTCAAGGTGCGCCAGGGCCTGCAATCGCGACGATTACTTTTTCTGGTACTACAGCGACGGTAACTACTTCGACGGCGCATGGGTTGAGTACTGGAGCTTTGGTATCAGTACAAGGTGCCTACCCTATTGATTACAACGTCTTCGGAGTGGCAATCACGGTGACATCAACAACTGCATTCACCTATACGATGTCAACTACACCTACGGTCAATGCAACGACAACAGGGTATTTTTCATCGACTGTTGCAACACCAGTGACTAAGCTTTTCCGTGAAGTGCTTATTACCGCGAATACTCCTTCAACGTCTGTGGGTGTATTCAGTAATACGATGGCGACAAATAGCGCAACTGATATTGGATATTTCCCATTGATCCTTCCACCTGGTTATTCTTTGCGTTGTTCCACAAATAATGCTGAGACCTATAACTGCTTTGCAGATGGAGGTGATTTCTAATGGAAGCTGGAGCTTATGGTTTCCCGCCAGGCGTCACGACGGTTAATTTTTCAAATATCGCGTCTGCCAATGCGATAGCTACCACAAGTCTTACCTTGAGCGGGACGGCACAATATCAACCTACTCAAATGTCAGCGCTTGGTCAATCTGTGACGCTTCCGAATGCTTTGCAGTTGCCTCTTGGTGGTCCGCAATTCATCATTGATAATTCGAAGGGTACTTATCCGGTAGGACTCAGGGATAATACAGGAGCATTATTGTTTGGAATCTCTGCTGGTGGTGTCGCTTATGCTTCATTGAGTTCAAATTCTTCTCAGGCCGGTGCATGGACAATTAATGGTACAAATCTTGAACCTGGGTTTATTACGATAGACAATACTTTCAGTAATACATTTAGCGCTACTTACAGGAATGCATTCGTTGCTTTGGACAGCAATACATCTATTCATTTTGCATCAATCGCTAGCGGATTTTCTGCGTTCATTGTAGATAATAAAGGGAAGGTCGTTTCTACCCCGGTGACAGTGGATGCTGGCGCTTCCATGCGGCCTATTATCGCTTATAAAATCGACGCGACGGACGCTATAGTTTTCTATGGCGATGGAACGACATCTAAAGTCGTTGTGTTGACATTGACAGGGGCATCTCCTACTTTGTCATTAACGGTAAATACAGCGCAGAGTACAACTGCTCCTGGTGGTTCATGGGGGGGAGAAGATTCCCAGCATTCACCAGTTCTTATACAACTTTCTAGTACTCTGTATTCAGTCGGATATACGATTGCGGCAGTTGCTAGTACATTCGCTATTTCAGTTTCTGGAGTTAGTATAACAATTGGCGCAGCCGTCAATATGTTAGCAGCAAATGCATTAAGCAATAGTGTAACAATGTATGCGTTGACTTCAACAACTGCATTGATGCTTGTGCTAAATACCAGCACTATAAAAGTAAATGCCGCTGTCATATCAATAGCTGGGTCAACATCTTCAGTTGGAACTGTAGTAGCAACTGCATCTAGCACCACACAGACTTCTGGTAATCCGGTAGCGTCTTCTCTATTGTCATCAACAAAAGCAGTAGTTGCTCTGGATAATAATGGAGCGGTGCAAATGAATGTTGTTCCACTTACTATCGCAGGAAATGTTATTACTGTAGGATCAGAATTAACTGTTGAATCATCATCAATAATACAAAGTTCATGTCTTTATAAAACGGATAACGCGACCAGATTCAACCCGCATTTTTGGCTAATTTCTGCTGGAGGGTCTAATGTATTTGGCATGTGGTATTTTGATACCAATGGAGTATCTCGCGTAGTTATTCTTACTGAAAATTCAGGAACGATTACAGCAGGAACAATTGTATATAACAGCATATCTTCCGCCGCTACTAATGCAGTCGGCAACGGAATAATGATGCAACAAGGAATAACTGAATTCTCTGCTTTACGATGTTCATTGTCGAATACAGCGGGGTTCGGTTTATATATTTCTGCACATAAAATAAACGGAAGCACTATTACTGTAGGTGATGGGCAAAATGCAAGAGAGGCAAATCAATTGGGCCTATCTGCTCTTAATTTTGCGAAAGATTCTAGTGGTAATTATTGCGTGTTGGTTACATCAACAAATGCATCAGGATCAGTAAGGGTTCCAGTTTTCAGAAGTAATGGAGATGTTATCAATTATCGTGGCGCTTTCAGCATTCCAGAAATAAATGTTGCTGCTGGAACGACCTTAACGGCAAATCCGTCCAGCAATAGATTTGTCATCATAGGTTCGACAATCGCCGGTACAAATGGTCTCAATAGTCAGCAATTGAGATTGCTTAATGTGGAGATGGCAGCATGACGCAATTACTTATTCAGGGATCATCAATATTAGCTCAAGCGCCATTGACTGACACCGGAGATGCGATTCATTCGGTTGATTGCATTTATCCCAAAACATCAATGTCTGGATGGCAGATTATTGATGTAGCCGTTCCTTCTGGGTTTGTTCCTTCTGCATATACGTGGAATGGGGCTGCGCTTGTTCAGAATTCTGTAACTTTTGTTGCGCCTGTTCCGCAGTCAGTGACGCGGTTTCAAGGAATGGCGGCATTGCAAAAAGCCGGACTACTTTCCAAGGCTCAATCTATTGTCTCTGCCAGTACTGACCCTATGGTGTCGATTGCGTGGAACAATACATCAACTTTCGATAGAGGAAGCCCTACAGTAGCGGCGATATCGGCAGCGCTATCTTTGACTAGCGCACAGGTAGATGCCCTATTTGTTGCTGCTAGTCAGATTACTGCATAGGTGAAATATGGCTGAATCAATGACTTTTAATTCTCTTATCACCGATGTTGAGAATTACTTGGAAAGGACGGATACGAATCTCATTAATTCGATTCCGAGATTTGTCATGTATGCAGAGAATAGAATTGCCGCAGAATTGAAAATTCAAGGTTTCCAAACTCCGATTTCTGGGACATTTCAAGTCGGTATGAGTACGTTACCTAAGCCTGCTTTTTGGCGTGATACGATCAGTTTTAATTTGACGGATTTGAATGGGAATAGGGTAGAGATACTTCCTCGTTCTTATGAATACTGCCGGAATGTATACACGAATCCGACTACACAGGCACAGCCAAGATTTTATGCTGACTATGACCCAAACAATTTCCTGATTTCTCCAACGCCAGATCAGGCATACAACTTTGAATTGCTCTATCACGCAAGATTACAACCTTTAGACGTGTCGCATCAAACAAATTGGATGACAATTACTGTCCCTCAATTACTGTTCTATGCAACGATGATAGAGGCTCAGATTTTTCTGAAGAATACCGACATGATGAATTTCTGGCAGTCGAATTATGATCGCACAATGGCAGCGCTCAATAAAGAAAGCCAAGATCATAAAATAGATAGGACTATCATCAATGGCTGAGAATGTCTACGCTATTACTAGCCAAGCTGGTATCCAGAGGGACGGCACATCACTTGATAGCCCTCTGTATTCGGATGCGCTATGGTGTCGCTTTCAACGTGGACGCCCACGCAAGATAGGTGGCTACAAGTCTATCAACGATCAATTAGCAGGACCGATACGTGGCACTTATCTTGATGCTAGGAATTCATCGTCTACTGTTCATACCTTCAGCCAAACAGGAATAGAAAAGCTACAAATTAATGCACTTGGCTCTGCTGGTGGAATTGTAGATAGAACGCCTGCTGGATTTGTCGCTAATTCGAATTTCACATGGTCGATGTCTTCCATGTTCAGTTCAACAGGTGGCTCATATGCCGCTCTGATAGCCGCATCTACACCAGATTTAGCAGATATCTCTGCCGATATTGGAGGCGGTATTTATGCTGGAGATTTGTCTGGGACAGGGGCATTTATTCAGATTTCAGACGGATCAGGGAATATTTTAGTTTCTGGTGGAGCGGTCGTTTTGCAACCTTTTTTATTCGTCTATGGAAGCAATGGGTTAATACGAAATTCCAACGCGAACGACTTTTCTACTGCAACAGGTTGGACAACAGGCGGCGCAAATTTTGCCAATAGCGCGAACGTGGCAGGGACAAAAATAGTGAAAGGTCTTCCTATGCGCGGCGGCACAGTGGCTCCTGCTGGGCTATTCTGGTCACTTGATAGTTTGATTCGCGTTACATTCGTCGGAGGTAGCGCGCTTTGGAGATACGACACAATTTCAGCATCCATTTCCGTATTATCCAAAAATTCCATCGTTGAATATGACGGCCTATATTTTTGGATCGGGATAGACCGGTTTTTTGTCTATAACGGTGTGGTGAATGAGCTTCCAAATAGTGTGAATTTGAATTATTTCTTTGATAATTTGAATTATTCTCAGCGTCAAAAAGTCTTTGCCGTGAAAGTTCCTCGCTATGGTGAAATATGGTGGATGTATCCGAGCGCAGGTCAAACCGAATGCAATAAAGTCCTGATTTACAATGTGCGAGAAAGAACATGGTATGACAATGTGATAAGCAGGTCTGCTGGTACGAATGCAAGCGTCTATCAATATCCTATCATGGCTGGTGTCGAGGATTCATATCAATCGGTTAAAATATCTATTACTCAAACTTCCGGTACTTTTGCCATTGGCGATTCTGTCACTGGTAGTTTGTCATTAGTTGTAGGGAAGATAGTTAAAATACTTGGTGGAAACATTAACGTTACCACGACATCACTCAATAATTACGTTAATAATGAAGTATTAACAAACCAAAATGGCTCAACTGCGCTAATTACTAGTGCTCCAGCAAATCAGCAAATAGATGTATTGTGGCAACAAGAAACAGGCGTTGATAAAGTCCATAATTCGACAGTAACTGCTATCAGAAGCTACTTTCAAACAACAGATTATGCTCAATTTCTTGAAGGCGCATTTACACAAGCGGACGCGGGGCCAGATCAGCAAACTAGGGCAATCCGTTTAGAGCCTGATTTCGTCAGGTCTGGTCCAATGAATTTTTATGTCAACGGTTCATCGTTTTCGACTCCGACTGTGAAATATCCCAATGTTTTATCAAATGCTTACCCATTCCAGCCTACTGACTCTTTCATTAATCTGCGTGAGCAACGACGCATCATGCAATTGCGATTCGAAAGCAATGTGATTGGTGGGAATTACCAATGTGGCAAAAACATACTGACTTTCGAGAAAGGCGATAGGCACGGATGAGCTTTTTTGTTCCCGATCCTCGATATATGGACTTTGTCCGGTGGGCAAGTGTTCTCAATGAGGAACTTTCGCAGTATAATTTAGCAATACCAACAAGCGTAGATGACTGGAAGTCATGGGCCATGCGGTTGGTAAGTACCCCTGATTTATCGGCTGATGCATATCCTGATCCATCTTCGTATGAAGATTGGCGAGATTGGGCTGCACAAGTCGCACTATTATCAAGCGGATAAAAATGGCTGATACAACTCCTTCCAATTGGGCTGACCTATTAGGTCTCCTACAGCCTAGCTATCAAGCAAATAAATCAGCGATGGAACAATCTGGCAGAGATTCCATCAATACCCCCTATGGGATGCTGAATGGCTCTCAGATTCAGCCGGGTTCGTGGAATGGCTCTCAGGATGTCAATGACATCAACAGTATCATCATGGGAGGAACAGGATCGAATGGAGTTCTTCCAGGATGGAACCGTACATTTATACCTGATGGCAAAGGCGGCTATACAACACATGACACACAACAGTCTGGAGGATGGGCAAGTGATCCTTCGAAATTAGCCATGCTCATGGCAGCAGGAATTACAGCTGGCGCGGCCTCTGGTGCCTTAGGTGGTGCTGGCGCAGCGGCTGATGCCGGGGCCGGTGCTGGAGCTATTGGTAGTGGAGCGTCTTCGATTCCTTTGGATATCAGTTCTGAAATTGTTGGAGGTGCAGCGACTCCTGGATTAACCGCAAGCGAGATAGGCGCGGCAGGTGGTGGTGGCCTTAGTTCTCTTGGTTCCTCAATACCAGTGGATATTTCTAGTGAAATAGGGACAACGAATGTAGGTCAAGGTGCCTTATCTAATCTTGGCGGTGATATCCCCGGATATAGCCCTAGTCTTGGTGCAGATCAAGGTATGAATGAATGGAACAAATTAATCAGTCAGAATGATGCGCCGCCGGGTTCCTTGTATCAAGGGAATGTCCCTACTTATGATACAACAGGGAAATCGCTCGTTGATAAGCTGATTGATAATGGAACAAATAAGCTCCTTAATAAAGGAATTTCTTCTTTGTTAGGTGGCACTGCTGCCGGTGGCGCGCAATCAGGTGCAAGTAGCGGTGGTAGCGGAGGTCCAAACTTTTCCGCGCTGCCAAATATGATATTAGGTAAGGGACAAGGATGGACGCCACAAATGGCATATGATCCGTCTTTACCTAATACACCACAATTTCAACAAGTACAAGGTTACGCCAATGGAGGTCTCGTGGACGATTTAGCTAGCTGGTTTGGTGGCGATAGTTCGCCCGTTTCCGATGTTGGAAGTTCGGTTTCTCCTGACCAAAATTCAAACGAATGGCTAAAACTGATAGGTCAGAATGATCCATCAGTGACTATAGATCAAGGGCCGAATGAATGGAATAAACTGGTAGATCAGAATACATCTGCGCCAAGTAGTTATGGTAGCAATGGCGGTAGTTTGGGCGATACAATAACTGGTGGACTTAGTTCGGTATGGAACACATTGAAAGGACTCGACCCTAAAACGATACAGATGATATTAGGTGGCGTAGGTCTGGCTAGTTCCTTACTTGGGAAGCACGGTCAGAACGCACAAGGAATTCCTACTTCATTATCTGGGCAACTTTCGATGCTTGGTGGGTTGAATCGTTCTCCAAGTGCAGCAAGTATGAACGACATGGCATCCTATTTCAATTCGCCCGCTTACACAAAGACGCAACAATTTATAGGGACTCCTGCGCAATATGCAAAAATACCCTATACGAACCAAGGATCATATCAATGGTTCACGCATGCTGATGGCGGTATGGCAGACGAAGGGAAAACTGTCCGCGCTCCTATGGGCTGTCTTCATATGATGGAACATGGGGGACATGTGAACGGCCCAGGCGATGGACAGTCCGATCATGTGCCTGCTCTATTGTCTCGTGATGAATTTGTAGTCCCAGCGGATGTAGTCTCTGCTTTGGGTGCAGGGTCTTCGTCTGCTGGCGGACATTCTCTACAACAATTAATAGACGCGGTTCGCCATGATGCTAGGTCTGGCCCTACGGATAGGATACCTCCTGCGCCTAAATCTCCGCTTGAATACCTGAAAGGGAAACGATAATGGGTTTCCTAGATCAACTGACGACGCCAACAGGCGGGGCGTCAATTACAAACAGCACTGCATCACAGCAGGTTATGCCTGATTGGTATAATCAGTACGTGCAGGGGCTTGCACAGAAAGCGACTCAGGCTGCGAATGTAGGGTACACACCTTATACGGCTCCACGTCTGGCTGGGTTTTCTCCTGACCAATTAGCGGCACAGCAAACCATAGAACAAAGCCAAGGAGCATGGAAACCTCAATTGGACGCTGCCAATAGTGTTTTAAGCACTAATATGGGCAACGTTGATGCGCGTCTTGGTGCCGGTGCTAATTATGGTTCAGGTGCAGTTTCTGGTGCTGGTGCGGCAAACACCGCAGCCAATAGTGCAGTTGCTGGTCCTGCTCAGAATTGGACACAGAACTACAAGCAGTACATGTCTCCCTATACTGACCAAGTAGTCAACGAAATAGGAAGACTTGGCAATCAAAACTTGATGGAGAATTTACTGCCTCAAGTGCAGTCTTCATTTTTAGGATCAGGCCAATTCGGCTCAACTCGGAATGCAGATATTTTAGGACAGACGATCCGTGGCGCTCAACAAAACATCAGCGGGCAACAAGCTGGGGCATTAGAACAAGGTTATGGGACTTCAGCGAATATTTTCGGAAACGATGCAAATCGCGCCCAGCAACAACAATCTTTGCAGGCACAAACTGCTTTGGGCGGCGGCAATTTGGTATCAAATTCAAATCTTGGTGCTGGCGGCCTAGCAAATCAAGCGGCACAGATAGGTTCCCAAGCTGCGCTAGGAACTGCTGGCGCATTGGGTAATCTTGCCGGATTAGGTAGCAATCTAATTGGAACCGATGCGCAAAGATTGTCCGCGGTAGGAGGCCAACAGCAACAGCAACAGCAGGCCGGTCTTGATGTGAATTATCAGGATTTCCTCAATCAGCAAAACTACAATAAAAACAATGTAGGATTCCTGAATCAGGCATTGGGTGGAATGCAGATACCGACAGGACAAGTAAATTTGATGAACCAAACAGGCGTAGGCACAAACCCATTACAATATATCGGGGCTTTGAGCGGGTTAAATTCTTACAGCCCTACGCCTCCAGTTCAAAAAAATCCGGCTCCAGCAGGGACTTAGGATAAAACATGGATGATACACAAAATAGCGGGACACCTCTACCACAAGGACAGACTCAATCTTTGATGGGGGCATTAGGGAAATTAGCGGAAAATCCCGTTAATCCTTCCTTAGGAGGGTTATCGTTTGCCGCTGGCATAATGAAGCCTGCATTAGGAGGGTTCGGAGAAGCATTGGGTAGCGGATTAGGAGCGCAAGCAGAAACCCTCAAAAATCAAGAAGCTCTAAAAGCGAGCTATATCCCACATGTAACTCAGGCACTCATCCAGGCTGCACAAATGCAACGCCAGATGGCGATTGATCAAATGATGATGGGAATGCTGAACAAGGGAAGAATTCCTCAAAATGGCGTCTCACAACAAAATCCACAACAAGTTGGACAAAGTGATAATGGGCAGCAAAATGTCGGGTCTCCTGATGCTAGTAATCCTCAGCCACAAAATGTAAATGCTGGAGTTAATAATGCTCCTGTTTCTGGTCAGATGCTCCCACAAGGACAAGCTGGAGTCGGGAATCTTGATCCTACCGATTTGGCCGTAATGAAATATTTCGGTAAGGATATGACGCCAGAATGGAAACTTGCTAAATTTGGCGAGAAACTTGACCCTAATAGTTTCCGTGCAATGCCTGATGGCTCTACCGTTTATTTACCAGATGTGACAAAGGGCATTGGTTATGATGTGAAAACTGGCAATGCGATACAAATTCCTGGTTTTGCTGAATCTAATGCAGCAATTGAAGGAGCTAAAACGACCGCAGTTAAGAGCGCAGAGAACAAACAGACCTTGTTACCGTTGGGATATGTAGGACCAAACGAGCGCCCTGTAGGCGGGACTATTTCCGAATATCTAGGAACTCCTGCGACTCCAGGCACTGCGAATTCTCCAGCATCTCCTCTTACGCCACATCCTTTTGTTGCCGCTGCTTCACAGGCTACAGGAATTCGCCCTTCTTTATTGAATGCAGTCATCAAGACTGAAAGCGGGGGTAATCCAAATGCCGTATCTCCTAAAGGAGCGCAAGGGCTGATGCAATTAATGCCTGATACTGCGAAACAATTAGGTATTAATCCGAAAGACCCAGCACAAAACATACAAGGCGGCGCAACCTATTTGAAGCAGATGCAGGATAAATACGGTAGTGAACCGCTTGCCTTAGCTGCTTACAATATGGGGCCGGGAGCAATGGATTCTTGGCTGAAGAAGGGTGCTAACTGGTCTGATCTTCCGCAAGAAACGAAAGATTACGTTTCTAAAGTATCGATGAATGAAGGTTTACAAAATGCTGCACCACAAGCGGTAAATAATGCCGGAGCACAAACTGATGCTAGTGGACGTCCAATATTGCAATCTGCAACCGAAGCTGCACAAGCAGCAGCTAAAGTAGCGTTGGGCAAAGAATCTGGGTCTGCCGATATAAAGAATTTTAACGAATATAAAAATAACCTTGATAAGAGCGTCGATGAACAACGTTCATTGGTTCAACGTAATCAGGAAATTCTGCCATTACTCCAGCAATATCAGACTGGTGGCGCAGCGCCTAATGAACGTTTGGAATTAGCTTCCAAGATACAGAATACATTTCCAGGTAATTCTGTCGCTAAGGCTTTGGCTTCAAGGATTGCAGGAGGAGATGTATCTGCGGGGCAGGAATTGAACCAATTATTATCAAGCGCAGGTTTAAGCAATTTGATCCAGACATTACAAGGTCAGGGGCGCGTGAATAATGCTGAATTTAAAGCATTGCAAGCCCATGCTGAAAGCAATATGAGCGACCCGGATACTTTGCGTAGGCTGATGGATTACCAAAATAGGCTTTATCAACAATCTTATGGAGAGCAGCAAGGCATTGCCTCTGCTCAAAAGGCTGGAACTCTAAATCCGCAAACTTGGCGCGCTGATTACTCGAAAGTTCTCAATGACAATGCACTTGGAAAACAAACTGAACCTGTCTCTGCTCCTGTCGCTGCGGTGATTGCAAATTCCAAGAATAATGGAAAACAAATTCCGCAGAAAGGAAAGTCGGCATCTGGAAAGCCCATTACTTTCAATCCTAAAACAAATCAATGGGAGTACGACTAATGGGTACTCCAGTTCCTTTGAATGATCTTCCGCAAGAGATGCAGCCTATAGATCAAGGTAAGGCTGTTCCTGCGGCTGATTTGCCACGTGGAGTTGCAACTAACCCTAATGCATCTCCTAGTATTTTAGATTATGGCAAAGCGCTTTTGACTGGTATCAATCGGGGAACGTATGCCAATCTTTTAGGGATGCCAGCGGATACTATCGCCAATGCAGAGGATTTAGCTAAGGCAGCTATTGGATATCCCTACAGTAAATTGACAGGAAAACCACCACCTGATTGGACTGCGCCTATGGATAGAGCGCAAGTCCCAGGAACGTCAGATTGGATCGCCAATAAGATGAATGAAGGCGCTAGAAATTTAGGCGTCGTTTCTCCAGTAAACAACCCCATTCCTCAAAGTGGGTTAGGCCAAATATTGCATGCTACTGGAACTGGAATAGGTTCTGCTGTTGCTCCTGCTTCTAGTGGTACGCAGGCATTAAAAAATGTCGCTCTTGGTGGGCTATCTGGGATGGCTGCTGGTTCTGCTGGTGCTGCTGGAGCATCCCCAGAGGCTCAAATACTCGCCGGAATGCTTCCCGGAGCCGCAGGAAAAGCCATAGGCGGAGCAACTAGACTTGCTCTTACTGGAGGCCCAGAAAACCAACAGCGCGTAGCACAACGCGTACAAGACCTAAAGAACGCTGGTATCGAAAGTCCTTCCTTGGGGCTTTCGACTGGTAGTCCTTTGATTATGGGAATAGAAAATCTCGCATCTAAATTGCCTGGATCAGTAGGTACATTCCAAAATGCGGCAACAGGAAATATTCAAGGGATGCAAAATAAAATAAAGGCAATGCGTGATGCTGCATCTCCTAGTTACGGTGCAATTCCTGCTGGGGCTATGCTGCAAAAAGATATCACGAATTTCCCAGCGACACGAATTGATCCTACCTATAGCGGCCTTCTTGACAAAGTAATGGATATCGTAGGGCCGCAAACGCAAACAGCAATTCCTAATACTTTATCTACTGCTAGGCAATTGGCGGCTCCTAATCCGGGAGCACCAGCATCAACAAAAGCATTGATTATTCCAGCTATTGATAAAATGTCTAAGGCATTAGCATCTGACACGGCACTTTCTCCACCACCTTCAAGCAATGCATTTATTCCAGGCGCATCAGCTTTAACTACGCCGCAAGAGCCGAGTATTCCTTTTCAGGCGTTACGTAACCTACGCACTGGAATAGGCGCTGAGGCACGATCAAAAGATATCACTGCGACGCCAGCAGAAGCGCAATATAAAAATCTGTATGGGGCAATGAGTCAAGATATAGGGCAAGGAACGCAAGCAGTTGATAGAGCAAATGCTACTAGATTGGGAGAATTAAGAGCGCAGGATACTTTGACGCCTAGTGAGATGAAAGAATTATCTACATTGGAAGCATCGGCGCAGACTCCAACAGGCCAACAGCAAATGGTGCAAGCGTCTACTGGTCCATTGTCGCCATCACAAACACCTGCGAGCAATGCATGGAATCGGTCAAATGATTTTTATTCAGCAGCGATGGATAGGGTTAAGAAATTGCAGCCAATAGCAGATATGTCTTCTCCAGAAGCTGCCTATCGCGCATATGTAGGTGCTGCGCCGGGTAATGTAACCACGATGAATGCGGTTAAAAAAAGTATCACGCCAGATACTAGGTCAGCTATCGCAAGTACCATCTTGGATCAAATGGGACTTGCCTCGCCAGGAAAGCAAGATAATACAGGAAATGTTTTTTCTCCTGAAACGTATTTGACTCAATACAATAAATTAGGCGAGCCTGGGCGTCAGGCACTATTTTCTGGATTCCATGGATCGGAAAATATCAACAGCGGAACTCAGGATGTAGCTAAAGGCGCATCCATGTTACGGGACGCTTCTAAAATATGGGCAAATCCTTCTGGTACGGGAGGGAATGTCATGGCAGCAGCAGGAATGGGAGGAATTTTGTCTAACCTATTCTCCAATCCTGGCGTTGCCGCTGGTGGTGCTTTGGGCCTATTGGGCGGGAATATCGCGGCGAGAAAATTGCTTCTCAATCCTGATTTCATTAACTATATGATAAAGCAACAACAGCCAAATTCACCTAGGATTCAAAGTGGCTTACAGACATTGATGAATAATGCGACAATGGGATTACAAGGTACTGAGGATCAATCACAGTAAGCGAATCATTGTGCCTATGATATTGAAGATGAACAGAAGTACACCGATTGACGATATCAGGATTAAGGGACATTTGAAATCGCCTTTTTCTGAATAATTGAAAAATTCCTTATCTTGCTTGTATTCTGGCAATTTCATTGTAAGATGAAATCCTATAATATGAGTAAGAATCATTGTAGGATAGAAAGGCATATTATGCTAATAGACGAATGGAAAAAAGCGCATAAGTTCCTCAGTGTTCAGGTAACAACGATTACCGGAGTATTAGCTATGGCATATGAGTATATCCCTCAAATTCAGCAATATTTCCCTCCAGGTTGGTTTAAATACGCTGTAGGAGCAATTCTGATAGCACGCCTGTTAAGGCAACAGAAGAAAGAAGAAAATGGACATAACATTACTGATTCAGGAACTTCGTAGAGATGAGGGTGTACGCTATTCCCCTTATCTGGACAGTAAAGGCATCAAAACTGTCGGCGTTGGTCACAATATGATCGCGAATCCTCTAGTAAATGAAATTTATCCTTTGACTGACGATCAGGTAAATGACATTCTCAGCGATGATTTAAAAAATATTTTTTCTGCGCTTGATAATAATCTACCATGGTGGTCTTCATTGGATGAAGTAAGGCAGCGCATCCTAGCGAATATGGCCTTTAATATGGGCATTCATACACTCTTAGAATTCCACAATACGTTAGGCGCAATCCAATTAGGTGATTATTTAGGAGCGGCAAACGGAATGAGAAATTCAGCATGGGCGCATCAAGTAGGACAACGTGCAGAGCGGCTTGCACAAGCAATGCAGACCGGAGTAATGTAAATGACATGGTCTGTTTTTACCTTTACGCATAGTCTTCCACAAGTTATTCCTGATGATGATTTATATCCTCATGAATTCCTTAATTGCAAATGTCATCCATTTGTAACTGATGATAAAGACGATGATGAAGTTCTTGTACACAATAGTTTTGATGGGCGAGAGAACTTCGAACGTAAAGATCGATTGCCTTCATAAGGAATAATATGCCAGTATTTTTGCTGAGCTTTTTAGCCAAAGATGGATTTAAATTAATCGCCGTATTGGCTTTATTTTCAGCTCTTGCTTATGGAGAACATCGTTTCCACAAATGGGAAAAATCGCTAGTTCAGCAAGGATATGATGAAGCACGCAAAGAAGATGATGCAAAACAATCTATCGCAAATGAAAAGGCAGAACGCCTATTAATTACTGCCAACAATGCCATTGCGCAGTCGCAGCAGGAAATCCAAAATCTCAGCAATCAACTTGCATTAAGAGCCAAGGAGTTACAAGATGCAAAAGAAGAACGTCAGAAACTTGTGGCTGATTATGCTGCTGGTCTTAAGCGCATGTCAGTCCGTACCATTGGGGGTGCCAATTGTGAGGGTGGAAACTCCAAACAAAATAGTAGTTCCTCCGCTTCCCACGGAAGTAATGAAGGGCGATCCGAGCTTGTGCCAGAAGTTTCTGCTGATATTCTCGACTTCGCCGGAAGATATCAAGACAACGTGCGGAATTTAGACATTTGCATTGATGCTTATAACGGCATGCGTGAGCAGTTAAATAAAGATGAAAAATAATGGCACGACTGAATCTGGCTATACTTTATTGCGCATGGGTCACTACAATTATTTTCATCTTGATTAATTGCGATGTGCCGAAGAAGAAGCATAAAATTGCCATCATAACGATTTCTGAAAGAGTCGATGATAGGCTGTTAGAAGTAAAGAAAAAAGCAGAGCGATTAACTGGCATTCCGTTGAAATGAAAACTGATATGCACAATCTATGGACGCGGTACTGACAAACTTATTATGCGCCTTCTTCGGTGCGTTTGTTTGGCATATTGTATGGGTATTTGCGATCCCGTTTTTAATCGCAAAGGTTATGCACCATAGATTTAAGTCTCATTTCACTTGGAAGCTTTATTTCTTCGGCAAGTGGGAATAGTGGCGAATCCGACTAGCATATGCCTTCGCGTTGCGGTCGCTGATGATGGACTGCTATTCAGCTATAGCTAAATGATGCCGCTTGCGCGACTCCCCGGCCCACTCAGGGTCATCTTCCCGCAGAAACTACCGTCATAACCAAGGTTCCCGATGTCCATGCAGTGCAATTCAGGCGGACATATTGTATCGGCTGAACATAACTACCATCCGTATTTGCTGTTTTACCTGTTACTGTAGGATGATCGAACCATGTCGCATTTGCGGCCGTCACAGTGCCGTTAGTTCCGTCCCCTATGGTGTCATAGCAATGTTGCACTTTAAATGTCGCAGTGCCAGTAATAACCACGCCAAACCCTAGATTGAAGTACCCATCGTAGCTTACTTGGACTGGTGGCGTTGTCGTGACGGAGGATATTGCTGCTGTAACTTGTGCGCGCATGATTGATTATCCTTGTAAATAATTCTTCGTATTTTACGCCAATTGCCCGAAAATTAGTACTTTACAGAGAGAAAGCCCAAGACTATTTGGGCTTTCAATAATATGTTTGATATGCCTGTAAAGTTATTTTCAGTTCATATTAGCTCCTTTAAGAATGAATATTCCAGTGTTGCGGTAAATGTGACGCAATTCCGACTTTCACTATCTGGCATTGATTGGCATCTGAAGTTACCTGATTAAGAGTAGACCGTGCTAAATCAATGTGAGTGCCGTCTATTTGCATGGCAATGCTGTAGTACTGCCCCATATCTTGCTCGTTCAATAGATAATCATGCGCCGCCATGTCACCACCAGAAGTTAAATTGGCTACGTAATCTGCTACTTGGGAATAGAGTGTACCTGCATTCATACCAGCGTCAAGTTTGGCAGTATAAAAAGCTTCTCCTGCTGCGTCGGCATCCCGTCCAAGCACAAAATGAAACATATCATCTACTATCTGCTTATTAGTTTCTCCAGCGTGGATAGCTTGGGCTTCTGGCGAATTCCACATGGATTGAGCAATAGTGTCGGCAGAATACGTACCTGCTTTTAACAAGTCTGTAAAAAACTTCTCGCCTCCTGCTTCCGGCAGCCTACGCATTTCTATCGCGTACAACTGAGCTATTTTGGCAGACTCTACGGAGTAAGTCTGATTCACGCCTTCAAAACCGCTTATTGCATACAGTTCCCAAACATTAGCCATGTGGTTGACAGGACTCCAGTCACCCGGGAACTCATTCATCGGGATAACCTCTAGCCCATTGTCTCCATAACCAGTACCCCATGAATTTTGGATTATTAAGGAGCCTAGCGGGTTCGCTTGGGAGGCGTCCAAACCTTTATCGTACCCTATGATAGTTGCGCAGTGGCCGCCAAGCAGACCGGAACTTGGGGAGTTTGCAGCGTGCAGCGTGTTTAATGGGCCGTGTTCCCACGTCAGCCAATCCTTAGCATTGAAGTCCATCTGCACCGGTTTTCCTTGCTTTAACTCCCCAATAATCCAATCCAGCATGACATAGTTCTGCTGGCAAGGGGCTAGCAAGTCTGCATCGTAACCTGTAATGGTGTGCTTGGCGGCTTCTTGGTACACTGCGTCCGGCGCTTTTGTCATTGCATTTGTATCGTTGTATGCCCACATGGATTCTGGAGCTACGCCTTTTGTTTCTAAGTCTGCCAGCACTTGCGATGTTATTGTGCCGTAAGGTATGGAGTGATGAAGGATGTCCTCTTGGCCGTTCCAATAAACAAAATCGCGTGACCCGTTGAATGTGGCCTTACCCTGCAATTGTTCAATTAAATTGATTGATGTCATCATTGCATTAGGAACACATGACCCTTGATCCGCTTGATCGTAAGTTTGTCCAATAAACTGTGTGAGATAGATACTGGTAGGCGAAGTAGACATTTTTCCTCCTTGAATTTAAATCGTGAAAGAGCCAAATATTTTTTGCAGCCAATTACGATCATCCTCTATAGTTATTTGGCTACGCATAATAGCAGGGCCGTTAAATTTAACATGTTCTTTCTGCAATCTCTCATGTCGGTTAAGCATAGCAGTTCTTTGAACTTTCATGCGACGGTCTTTCTGTTCTTTGGCTAATTCGTGGCCTCGATTAGTTTTCATGTCCTACTTTCTGGCATGTACTTTTTGAATTAGTAGGAGCGCTTGAAGCTTAGCAAGTGCGGCTACTAGCCTCTCCATTTCATTGATTAATTCAAGCTCAAGTTCGATTCGAGTTTTCATATATCACATTCCATATGAGAAGTAAAAGACTGGCGAATGCTATACACAATAAAGCCAGAGGAACAATTAAAGGAAAAGCAATAAAAGATATAATCCTAAGAGCAGTTCTCATTTTGGCATCCATAGGTATTGAACACGAAAACCGAATATTTCAATGTACTTCATATATCGGAATTTTATTCTGAAAATTCTCGGCCCAAAGCGAGACTTATAGAAATACAGACCAATGCGCCAAAACCTAACCCAAGATGCATAATCACGATCAATTGTCAGACTGAGTGATCCGAATGAGTAATGCTTAATCCTCTTCATTTTGTAATCTCTTCACTTGCATTTCTGGCTTGCGTGACCGAACCCATGCAGCGTATGCAATAGGGTCTTTTTTATCATATGTCATAGTCCGTGTCATATGGCCTTGGTCACGCAATGACTGAGAAAGAAGATCACTTTTCCCATCCATGTAAAAGGTAGGAGATACAGAAATAGTTTCCATTTCATTTTTCCTTATAATGCGGAGGATGATTAATGCCGCATATCACAAGATAGCCTATTAACAGGAAAATCCCAAGGATAAAAAAGAGAGTTAGCATGCCATCCTCCGGTTATGCAAGATCGACGTTAGCGATGATTATGCTGCTTTACGTTTTACTGAGTCTAATTTTTTGATATGTGATCTGATTTTACTACCCATCAAAGACCATAGGGCTATCTTTTCCTCTTGAGAGGGTATTCCGTGCCATAAACTGAATAGTTCATCGTCTTTCGAATCTGAGAAAAGCGCGTCAAGCTCATCCCTGATTCCAAGAAGTTTATGCTGATTTGTGGGCGAAAGTTTTTCAAATGCACCGTCAGTTCCTGATATCGTTTCTTTCTTCTTAGTATTCGTTGCTTTCTGTCCGTCATCATCATCTTGATAGAGACCAGTGATTGCTGCTAATGAGTAGCGCCTACCATAAGTTAGTGCCGATCCAAATCCCTGCGGATCATTTTTCACTATTGGCATAGTAAGCTCACTCTCAATCCATTCACCAGAGCTATGCATTAGCCGCGTAACAAGGCTTATATGCATATCTGACGTCTTACCAGGGCTTTGCATAAAAACTATGCCATTGCTATTTAAAGCTATTTTGACGGCATCGATTACTGATGGCAAATCCGCGTATTTTGATTTCAAGTGCGGATTTACAGAATCCTTAATAGCAAAAGTTATTTGTTTTTGAGCCTCTAAGAAAGCTGGCAAAAATGATGTTAATGATTCGCTAGTATTCATATTTTCCTCAATGATTAGCAACGTACAAGACAGTAATCGCACAGATAGCAATTACAATTCCGCTGATAATCAAACTTACATCGATACCAGGGGCTGATTCGCCAAGTATATAATCTGATTGCATATGCGCACGATTCAGCCGTGCTAATTTACGCCAAGTGCGCCAATTTGCATACTTTATTGAGATACGCGCACTCAATAATCGGATCATTGATTGTATTATCTGTTTCACAATCATTTCCTTTTTAGTTGAGGTGCCGTGAAACTCGCTCCTTCGCGGACATACACATCGTTGCACTTTGCCAGCGCCGGGGCCGTGAAACTACCTCCTTCGTAGACAACCACATTGTTGCACTTTGCTAGCACCGGGACCGTGAAACTCGCTCCTTCGTAGACAACCACATCGTTGCACTTTGCTAGCACCGGGACCGTGAAACTCGCTCCTTCGCGGACATACACATTGTTGCACTTTGCCAGCGCCGGGACCGTGAAACTCGCTCCTTCGCGGACAACCACATCGTTGCACTTTGCTAGCACCGGGACCGTGAAACTCGCTCCTTCGTAGACATACACATTGCCGCACTTTGCCAGCGCCGGGGCCGATATTTCAACCCCAGAAGGAATAATCAACTGACCTGCAAACTTCCCACTGCAAAGAACCATGAAAACATCAAAAGCTTCCTGATTCACTGCAATGATTTTTGCG